ACCCACTGCGCGCGCCCTCCCTTGTGATGGTCCCATGCCGCGCCCATGAATCCGATGCCCGCGGGCGGGTCGGTCACGATCGAGTCCACGCTCTCGCTCGGCAGCGTGCGAAGCCACGCGAGGCAATCGCCGTGGTGCAGTGTCCAGCGCCCGCTCACTTCGCACCCCCTGCCCGCTCGCGTCCCTCGTCGCACCCGCGACACGAGACGTACGGCGCGCTGCCATCGCCTCGCCCGCTGATCGAGTAGCCGTCGAGGCGCACCGTCGAGCGATCCTGCGCTTTGGTCCACCGAGCCACGCAGGTGCGCACGCTCACGGTGGCGCTCAGACGATCGCAGCGGATCGACTCCGAGGGCTGGATGACAGGGAGCGCCACGCGGCGTCCTCGGCGTACGGGTCGCGCGCTCATCGCGCACCGCCGAGGAGCTTGTGCGCCACGCGCAGGGCGTCGCTGAAGTCCGCGCTGTGCACCTTGGTCGTGCCAGCGGTGACGTCGACGCGACCGACAACGAACGGAGCGCCTTCGTGAGCAGCGCGGAGCGCGAGGTTCGTCTCGTGGGCATGCGCGATCATTGCGACACGCTCCCCGCGCTGGACGCGCCACACGGTGCATCCGCGCCCCGTGCGTTCCGCCTCGTCTCCGAGCATCGTGACCGTGGTCCTCACCGCGGTCTTCGTCGCCTTCGTCTTCGTCATCACGCTGCCCTCATCCGTTCGTTGCGTTGCTTGACCACGATCCCGCCGCACTTCTGCGGCAACGTCTTCGCGAACTCGTCCCACTGCTCGGGCATCAGCCGCGCGTACTCGCCGCGCTTGACGACCCCCGCCTCCATCGCGCGCTTGCGCAGCGCGATGACCCACACGTTGAGGCGCTGCGCTGCGCGGTCCGCGTACTCGCCACGCTCCCATCGGGCGAACGCCGCGTGCGCTTCGTCGAGGTCCGCGTACGTCCGCCAAAGCTTGCGCTTGCTCTCGCGGATCGTCCCGCTCGGGTGCCTGCGCACGAGGCGCGCGCCGTGCCGCTCCAAGATCCGCCGCATGGTCGCGGAAGCCACACCGAAGCGCCGCGCGAGCGCGTCGAGGGACAGCAGCCCCTGCGTCTGCGCATTGAGGATCCCGAGCTTTTCCGCGCGGGTGTGGATCGCGCGAATCGTCCGACCCGGCAGCAGCTTGCGCAGTTGGCGCATGCTCACGAGATGCCACTCGCGGCAGAGGATCGTCGTCTCCTCCTGCGTCCACCTGCGGTGCAGCCCGTTGCCGGAGCCCGGTCCTCGGCGCTTTGCTCTGGTGCTCATCGCCCCGACTCCCGCGCGAGCGTCGTCGCCAGCGTCGCGTCGAGGGCCGCCGCATTCGCGGTGATCCACCGCTCGACCTCGCTCGGTCCCGTCTCGGTCAGCCGCAAGAGCAGCCAACGCGCGACGCACCCCGGCTCGTAAAAACGCACCTCGACGCGCTCACGCCCCCGCGCGCACTTGCTCTGCGTGTAGAGCCACGACAGCCGGTCGCGGTCGTCGTAGTGCTGCGTGCGTGGGACCGCGAAGCCAGGCGCGCGGACGTTGTGCGGGCGCGGCCCCTCGCCCTTCGGCAAGTACATCCCGAGCGAGTCGCACACCGCGTCCTGGACGTACTTGAGCGACGCTCCGAGGTTCCCGTCATCGAGCGTCCCGGTGCTGTAGCGCGTGAGCACGACGACGAGCGGGAGCCTGACGTGCTGCCACGATGCGCGGTGCGCCAGCATGAGCGCGCACACGGTGTTGCCCTGCGCTTTCGCTCGCTTCTGACGCGCCCGCCACGGCTCGTGCGACGCGCGATTCGCCTCGCTCACCGTGACGAGCGGGAGCTCGATCGTTGCCAGCGCGGGGATCACGCCGCCACCTCCTGAGACTCGAGCGCGACGCGGCGAGCGATCTCCTGCGCCGTCGTGAGCCCTCTCTTTTTGGCGGCAGACCACAACCCCTCGCGGCCCATCCCGAGCCGGTTGCACCAGTACGTGAGGGGCTCGCTCACCCCGTCCACCGTGATCTTCGCGGCGGGCCGCCCGCGCTTCGCAGCAGCGTCGCTGCGCTGCCCGGCTCTGCACTTCTCGATCAGGCGCGCGATGCCGTCCGCCCCGTGATTCCACTGGTCGACAGTCGCGACCGACACCCCGAGCGCGAGCGCGAGCGCGGTGCGCGACAGCATCACGCCATCGAGCAAGAACCTCGGGCCGTGCGAGTACGACCCGCGCTGAATGCGTCGACGGCTCGGGTGCTCCGTGAGCTCTTGGATGACGTCGTGGAACGTCACGCCCTGACGCAACGCGCGGCGGTAGATCGCGCCCTTCGACTTGCCCACCGAGCGCGCGAGCTGCTTCACCGTCGGGCCAGCGCGGCGACGCGGGGCCTTGCGTGCGGCCTTCGCTCGCTTCACTCGACGCTCGCGCACCCCGCGCTCGTGCTCGGTGATCACGCGAGCAATCGCCTCGCGCGGCGCGAACTGCGCGTCGACGCCAGCGCGCGCACACAGCCGCTTGGCGTAGCACCCCACGTACCCGGTGAGCTTCGCGATCTCGTAGAGGCTGCGCCCGTTCGCGTCCGCGCTCCTGCGGAGTAGGTCCTCGCCGCGCAGCCCCTTGCGGATGCGCTTGTACAGCGTGTCCACAGTGACCCCCGCCATGCGCGCAGCCTCATCAACGCGCCGCGCGCCCACGCTCGCGAGAGCCTCCACCGTGCTCGCGTTCGTTCGAAATCTCATCACGCTCCCTCGCTCCCTTCGTTCGTCCACTCGTCGGCGGCGTCGGACTCGACGTCGCGAAACACAGTCAGCGACCGCACGAAACGCACGCGGACCGGTCCCTTCGGCCCCTTGCGTTGCTTGCCCACGATGATCGCGACCTCGGGCTCTGGCTCCTCGTCGCCCGCCTCGCTGTGGATCATCCAAACCTTGTCGGCGTCCTGTTCGATCGCGCCCGAGCCGCGCAGGTCGCTGATGCGCGGCGCGCGCTTGTCCTTCTCGTTCGCCCGGTTGAACTGCGAGAGCAGCACGAACGGAACGCCCGCCTCGTTCGCGAGCAGTTTGCACTCGCGGGTTGCGCGCGAGATCGCCTCCTCGCGCGACTCCGCGCCGCCGTCCTCTTCGAGCAGTTGCAGGTAGTCGAGCCCGACGAACGCGAGCGGCCCGCGAGTGCGAGCCGCGAGCACGCGCGCGCGCACGTCGGCCATGCGCAACCGCGAACGCGGATCGAAGAGCACCGGCAGCCGTTCGAGCTGCGGGATGGCCTCGAGGATCGCGTTCGCATCTCGCTCCGACAGCACCCCGTCCGCGGCGCGCGCCGAGTCCACCAGAGCCCGAGCGCAGAGGGCGCGCTCCACGAGTTCGTCCACGTCCATCTCCAGCGAGAAGAGCAACACGGAGCCCTTGCCAGACGCCGCCGCGTGCAGCGCGAGTTGTAGAAACAGGCTTGTTTTCCCGAGCCCCGGCCTCCCTGCGATCACGATGAGCTGGCCCGGCAACAGCCCGCCCGGCGTCATGCGGTCGAGCGCGGAGAGTCCCGTCGACAGACCGCGCTCGGAGGTGCCCGCGCTGCGCCTGGTCGCCATGCGCTCGGCGACATGGCCCGCGCGATCACGCAACGAGAGCAGCGGAGCGGAGTCGGCGCGCGTATCGAGCGCGGTCGAGAGGCGCTTGCCCACGTCGCCGGCCCACGTCGTGCCGCCCCTGCGCGCGCGCTCGATGGCCTCGCCAGCGGCACGGATGACGCGCCTCCGCTGGGCACAGTCCGCCACGATGCGCGCGTGTGTCTCGGCGCTCGACGGCCCAGGCACCTCGTCCACGAGCGAGGCGACATACGCCATGCCGCCGACCGCGTTGAGCCTCCCCGCCGCGCGCAACTCAGCGCACGCGCTCACCGCGTCGAGCCGCTCGCCGCCAGCGCCGCCGCGCGCCGCGATCGTCGCGAAGCACCCGAAGATTGCCGCGTGCGCGGGGTGGTAGAAGTCCTCGGCGCGCAGGATCGCAGCAACGAGCGGGAGCACGGGCTCGCCCCACGCCTCGCCCATGAGCACCGCCCCGAGCACCGCTCGCTCTGCCGCAGTCTCGTGCGGATCCCGCTGCGGGTCATGCGCTGCGAGCGAGCGCTCAGCCATTGGCCGCCTCCCGCGTCGCCGCTGCCTCTTCCGCGGCCCGCATCGCAGCGCGTTCGCGCCGCGCCAGCTCGATGAGTTCCTGTGCGCGCTCGGGGGTGATGAGGTCCTGCGGCGCGGGCTTCGAGGGCACTACGCGCAGCGGTGAGGGCTTCGAGGGCAACCGCTGCGAGGTCTCTTCGAGGCAGCGAATCAGCCCGTCCGCCGTGCGCCTGCCGGTCTCGTCAGGGCGTCCGAGCAGCGCGCCGATCGTGAGCGCGCCCTGCCACCACGACGCCTCCCCGCGGCCCACGAGGGTCGCCCAATGGTCGAGTTCGTCCGCGAGCCGCGGGCGCTGCGCTGCGATCGTCGCCAGCGTGCGGGACAGTTCGCGCTCGTGGCCATTCAGGGTCAGCGAGAGTTTGCCCTGCGACCGGTCGCGCAGTCGGTTCACCACCGCCCACGGGTCGAGCCACCACGCCGCGCTCGCCGGCTGCCCCTCGCGCGTACGTGCGCCCTCGTGCGTGGGCGTGGGCGCGCTCTCCTCTTTCTTATCTCTTCTTTCTGAGAGGGGGTCCGGGGGAGACTGAGTGGTGCTTGAATGGTTACGCGTGGTTGCGTTGGTTTTCGTGTTCGGTTCGTGTTCGGTTCGCGTAGCGTTCGTGTTCGGTTCGTGCGCAGTTCGTGTTCGGTTCGCGTCCGTCTCGCGCTCGGTTCGCGTCGCCTCGGGGCGCTCGTCGCACGCCACTAGCAGCCACCGCTCTCCGCGCCGCGCGAGGTACCCCGCACGCTCGAGCGAGCCGAGTTCGTCCGCGAGCCACCGGCGATCCCCTGCGGTCGCCCCGAGGCGACGCGCGATCTCGCGCGTCAGCCCGTTGAGGTCGTGCGCGCAGGCGTCCAGCATGCCGTCTCGCTGGCGCTTCCAGAGCAGCTCATGCAGCCCGCGCGCGCGCAGCGAGAGGGCCGCAAACGGGGCCGCCTCCTCTGCCGGGCTCTTGACCCACGCGCCGCTCACTCGTCACCTCTGCGGATCCGCTTGGCCCGAGCGCGGTGGTTCGTCGCGCGATCATCGGCAGCCATGGCCGCCGCGCTGCCTTGTGCGTCTTCGACACCGCGGAGCGACGCGGCGTAGTGCTCCTCGGCCTGCGCGAGATCGTCCTGATAGCGAGCGCGCGCGGCGCGAAGCTCGGGTGATTGGATGGCGAGAGTCGGCGTGGAAAGCACGGTGATCCTCCGGTGATTCGTTGGCCGCTGCGCAGGGATCCGAGCCCCGGCGTCGCGCGTTTGCGCAGCGGGTCAGGCGGGTTCGTTGTTGGCGTTGGCGGCGTCCGCCTGAGCGATCCCCTCGACAGCCCGAGCGCTCGCCGCGAGTCGCTCGATCACCCGCAGCGCGGTCGCGTGCTGGTCCTGTTCGAGCTCGATCCCGAGCGCGCGCCCTCGATCCCGCAGGACGTCGACGCACGCGAGTGCGAGCGCTTCGAGGTAGGTGGTCGAGAGGATCGCGTGTGACTCGCGCAGGCACTCGCGCAGGGTCTTGGCAGGGCGGACCGTCACGACAGCAGCCCCTTCGCGGTGGGAGCCGCGGGCCGCGCGCTCGCGCGATCACCCTGCGACTCGACGTGATCGAGGTCGATCGCGAGCCTCTGCGCGCGGTCCCACGCGAGCGCTTCGTCGACGAACGACTGGCCGGTGTGGACGACGCGCCCCTCGACGCAATCCCCCAGCCTCGCCGCGGTGCAGTGCCCTCTCACGAGCCAGCCCTGCGCGTTGCCGCCGAGGCGGTAGACGCTGACGACGACGAGGCCGTTGTCGCTCTCGACGGACCCGACGAGCTCGAGGATGAGTCTGTGCCCCTCGGTGAACCGGTGGGTTCTCACGACGCACCTCCAAGCATCGCGACGACGGCAGCGCGTACCCGCGCCTCGGCTGCGTCCAACGCCAAGCGCAGCCGCTTGCACTCCGCGTCCAACGCCAAGCGCAGCCGCTTGCACTCCGCGTCCAACGCCAAGCGCAGCCGCTTGCACTCCGAGTCTGCGGAGATCGCAGCGCGGGCCAGCGCATCTACGCTCGTGGCGTTATAGCGCCACATCTGGCTCGACAGCACGGCGTTGACCTTGGAAACGACTGTGCTTCCGGGGCGATACGTCCCGTCGACCGTGTGGGCGAGCGACGAGTACGAGACCCCCGCCGCCTTGGCCAAGGCTCTCCCTTTACGCTCGGAGAACACCGCACGCAGGCGGGAGGTGAACTCTGCAACCTCCGCGTCCGACAGGTGCTTCCCGCTCACGACGCACCGCCGATCACGGTCGCGATCCGACCGAGCGCCCACAGGACACCGACGACGACCGCGGCGAACCCAATCCCGACGAGCCCACCCATCACGTTGTCAGCCCACGTCGCGTCCGACTCGATGTTGCGCAGGCGCAGCTCGTGGCGCAGCCGGTCCGCCTCCGCGCGCAACGCCTGAGTCTCCTTCACGCGCTCGATGCAGCGCAGGCACACGCGCTGTGCACACGCCGCACAGCGCTGGCCGCTCTGGTCTGCGGGGGCGCTCACGCTGCCACCCGCGATGCCTTCGATCCCCTCGTCGCCCGCGCCCGCTTCCCCTTCGCGGGCCACAGGTCGCCGATCTCGCACCCGAAGATCGCCGCGATTCTTTGTGCGAGCAGAACGTCCGGCGTCGCCTTGGCGTTCTCGATGGTCGAATACCGGCCTTGGCTGATATCCAGTTTCGCCGCCATATCTTGCTGGCGCAGACCAGCGGCGAAACGCCTCTTGGCCAATTCACTTGGCCGTCTCCCGTGCGATGCCCTCATGGTGGTCGAGAGTAGATAATCTAGATATCTACGTCAAGGACCAGCGTTGCAATATTCTCAATCGCGATGGACTATCCGCGGCATGAGGTTGCGCGACGCGCGGAAAAAGGCAGGGCTTACGCAGGAAGAGCTGGCAGAGCGCGCGGGGCTCGCGCAGTCGGTGGTGTCGCGCGCCGAGAAGGGGCTCAGCGTCGCGAGCGACAGCCTCGCGAGACTCGCCGAAGCCGTGGGCCTCGCGGTTGCTGACCTGGAGTCAGACCCCGAGGCGGTCCCCGCTCGCACCGCGGCTCACGCGCACGAGTCATCCGTTATCCCTGTGTTGCGGAACCGCCCCGGCGCAGAAGAGGCCCTCGCGCGGGCGAAGGCGGACGACCCGTCTATCGATGACGAAACGTGGGACGTGCTGCTCCGCGCGCCGGGGTTGTTCGCGTTCGACGTGCCGTTGACGCCCGCCCTGTTGATCGACCTCGCCAAAGTCGTGCGCCGCCATCGACCGCCGAAAAGGTGACGCGGGTCCGGGGCGGCGGGATCGTGAGGAGGTGGACGGGTTGCTCGCTCTAACAGTGGCGGACGAGGTGAGGGCGGGGCTGGCCCTGCTGTCAGACGAGGAGCTCGAGGCCGAGGCCGCGGGGCTGTGGAGCCAAGTCTCGGACGTGGGTGACGCGGAGGATCTCGCGCGCGTGGCGGACACCCGCGTGGAGTACGACCGCGGGCTCCCCGCCGGCGTCGACGGGATCGCCCTGCCCCACGTCCTCGTCGTGCGTCCGAGCCGCCAGCGGGCCCTCGTGGTCCTGCGGATCCTTCACGAACTCTCGCACTACCTGCTCGGCGTCGACAGGATGCATACCCACGCGGACGTCTGGAGGTTGACGCTCGCGCTCGCGTGGCCTGTCCCGCGGATACGCCGGGGCCGTCCACCGCTCGAAGTCCCAGCTTGGGCGGTGGAGTTGCGCGCGCTTATCGTCGCTGAATCTCGCATGATCTCCGCGGCTTAGAAGAAAAGAAAGATATTGCGTCGACAGATATTGCAATCCATCTAGATATGCCGTATCTCTTATCTCGCCCCCAGGGACACGGGGCAGACGGAGAGACGGCGATGAGACAGACGACGCAGGGACAGGGATACCGCGGGCTGGAGATCGAGGCTGGTCACTCGCTGGTGAGCGTGTGGCGCACCGTGAGCGCGGCAGGGCTCGGTACCCGCTGGATTGCAGACGTGACCGACCTGCGCACGGGTCACACCGTGGGCGCGTACTCGCACCACGCGACCCGCGAGCGCGCCATCCGCGCGGCCAACCGGATGGCATCGACGGCCCGTCGCGTGGCAGGTGCGCTGTGAGCGCGCGGACGTACAGCATCGAGATCAGCGGGATCACCTACTCGGTCGTGGCCGAGGTCGAGAGCGCAGACCGGTCGACGGGGACGCCGGAGCAAGCCGCAATCTCGTCGGTCAAGTGCCACGGCTACGAGATCGGTAGCGACGAGTTCGAAGCGATCGTCAACTACCTCGAGTCCGACGTGATCGGGCAGTACCGCGAGCGCCGTGCGGCAGAGCGCGAGGCGGTGCGCGCCGCGGAGTACGCCGACTCCGTTTACCTGCTGGCGTGCGAGGGCTGGTGAGGCGCTGCGCCGCGGGGGCCTGAGACGCGCTCACGAGCGTTGTCCGGGCCTCCACGGGGCCGCGCGTCTGCGGACCCACGGAGGAGAGACCGTGCTGACCACGATGAGACTCGATGACAACTACACGCTGGAGATTCGCGCGTACCGCGGCACCCCGCCGCAGGGCGTGACCCCGGTCCGCGAGGGTGTCGACGTGATCGACGCCACGGGCGAGAGCGTGGACAACGGCGAGCTTTTCGCCCTCGCTCACGACCTGTGCGACTACGATGGCGAGTGCGTCGAGGGCGCTCTGGACGCGCTCCTCGGGTACGCTGACGAGCTCGCCGAAGCGGAGCGCCACGTTGCCGCGGCTGACGCCGCGGACGCTGGCGTCGAGTTGTGGGAGACCGCGTTCGCTGCGGATCCCGAGGCTCCCGACGCGGGACAGTTGAGCGAGTACGACGTCGACGCGTTCGCGCGCAGTGAGGCCGTGCGCCTCTCGACGCTGACGGGCCAACTGCTCGTGACTCTGGACTTTGCCGCAGGTGGCTCGCGATGACCGCCGTGATCGTCGCCTCGCGCGTCCGAGTCTCGGGCTCGGCTCCGATCACTGGCGAGTGGCCCGTCTATCACGCGCGCCGCGCTGACCCGCTGACGGCGTGGGCGCGCGACGTGTCCCGCCTGACCGAGTGGGACGCCGAGCGCGTCCGACCGAGCGAACACGGCTACGTCTACGCGCTGCGCTCGCGACGCGGCAAGCGGTCGATTCGGTTTCACGTTGCGGTCGAGACCACGCTGATCGGGATCGTCTCGGCTCGGGTGTCGCTGTGAGTGCGCTCGGTACGGCCAGTGATGACGCGCTGAGAAGACCCGTCCCGCCCGAGAGGGTGACGAGAAGACGGTAGGCAGCGGGCGATGAAGTGCTCGGCAGGCCCGCTGCCTCGATTGGGACCACACGCGGGGAGTGGTCGCAACCGACGCAGGGAGTCGAACGGGAACCCAACGGAGGAGTGAACGGTGAAGGTCGTAATCAACAACCGCTACGGCGGATTCGGGCTGAGCGAGGAGGCGCTCGCGTGGCTGCGCGAGCACGAGTGGAAGCACTGCGCGCGCCCGGAAGACGCGCCCCGGCACGACCCGCTATTGGTCAAGTGCGTCGAGGCACTTGGCGAGAAGGCCAGCGATCGATACGCGAGCCTCTCCATCGTGGACGCGGGCTGCGCGTACAGGATCAGCGAGTACGACGGCCTCGAGCGCATCGAGCACGTCAGCGGGGACGCGATCACGATCACCGATGCGGAGGTGACGCAGGCCGTCGCCGACGTCGTTGCAGCCGAGCGTGCGGTGTGCCTCGAGATCGTGGGGAAGCTCGCGCGGCACGCGTACATCAACAGCTACACGCGCGGTCGCTCGGATGCCGCAGCGGAGATCGCGCAGGCCATTGCCTCGCGTTCGAAGGGCGAGGTCTCACGATGACTACCCACGAGCTGAAGACCCACCCCGCGCACTTCGCCGCCGTTCAGAGCGGTGCGAAGCGAGCGGAGATTCGCAGGGACGACCGCGGGTTCGCAGTCGGCGACGTGCTGGTGTTGCGCGAGTACGACCCGACCACGAACGAGCACACGGGGCGCTTCGTCGAGGTGCGCGTGACGCATGTCCTCAAGGGTTTCGAGGGTCTCGCGGAGGGTTGGGTCTCGCTGAGCGTGGAGCCGCTGCAGCCGTCGTTGTTCAACGGGATTGCGGGGATGTTCTGATGAGTCGCGACAGGATCAGATTCAGGGTGCGGGCCACGGACGGGCGCTATGAGTGCGAGGCGCGCGCGGAGTGGGTCTCGACCGAGAGCGGAGCGGAGGTGCTGGTCGCTGGGCTCCGCCGTCACGACGGGTACGAGGTCTCGGACGCGGAGGCAGCGCAGGCGCTCGCGCTGACGGTGAGCGAGCTTCGGGTGCAGCTCCGGGCGTGCGCGATCGAGGCGCAGGGAGCGCGGGAGAGGGAGCCGGGGGTTTGTCCGCTGGTGTGGTTGACGCCTGGCCGCACGCGGTCTGCGCTGCCTGTGCTCGAGGGGAGGCTGGCCTCGTGATCGCCCTCCCGAAGCACCACGAAAGCGATCTGGTGATCGCGTCTATCAGCGGCGGCAAGGACTCGGCAGCACTCGCGATCGCTCTGCAGGAGGCCGGTATCCCGTTCGTCGCCGTGTTCGCTGACACGGGCTGGGAAGCGCCAGAGACCTACGCTCACCTTGGCACGATTGAGCGCGTGCTCGGGATCGCGATTCACCGCGTCGGATTCCCTGGAGGGATGCGGGCGAAGGTCATGGGGCGCTCAGGGTTCCCATCTCGGATGGCGCGATGGTGCACGGCAGAGTTGAAGGTCAAGCCGCTTGACGCGTTCGCTCACGAGATGGGCGAGCGCGAAGGACGCGCAGTGCTGCAAGCCGTTGGCATCCGCGCGGACGAGAGCGAGTCGCGCTCGGCGATGACAGAGGTGGAGCACGACGACTCGCGCGATCTGACCGTGTGGCGTCCGTTGCTGCGATGGACCGTCGAGGATGTGATCGGGGCGCACCATCGCGCCGGGTTGCCGATGCACCCTCACTACCTGCGCGGGCACTCGCGCGTCGGGTGTTGGCCCTGCATCTACTCCAGCAAGTCAGAAATCGCGCTGTGGGCTGAGCACGACCCCGAAGGCGTGAAGGCGCTCGCGGAGTTGGAGCTCGAAGCAGAGCGCGAGCGCGCTCGCCGAAACGCCGAGACGCCGGGGCGCTACTCGCACGAAACCGCCTCGTTCTTTCAGGCCCGCGAGGTGACGAAGCTGCCCGACGGAAAACGCGTCTACCTGCCGGTCCACGTTGAGCAGGTCGTCGAGTGGGCGCGCACAGACCGAGGCGGGAAGCAGATGCCACTGATCCGAGAGCAGCCCGCGGGTGGGTGCTTCCGCTGGGGGATGTGCGAGCCGCCTGCGGCCGACAAGCCTGCGGATGAAGAGCCCGCGGCAGCCAACGACAACGCCGACAGCACCGAGGTGGCCTCGTGATTCGCGCGGTCGACCTCTTCGCGGGCGCTGGTGGCTGGTCGTGCGGTGCAGAGCGCGCGGGCGTGCGCGTTGTTGCTGGTGCGAACCACTGGCCGCGCGCGGTCGAGACGTTCCGCGCGGCGCACCCGCAGGCCGTCGCCCGCTGCCAAGACGTGACGATCATGGACCCGCGCGACCTGCCTTCGTTCGACCTGTTGCTCGCCTCGCCCGCGTGTCAGGGGCACAGCCGAGCGCGCGGGACAGACCAGCCTCACCACGATGTGCAGCGCGCGACAGCGTGGGCTGTGGTGCAGGTGGCCGAGGTCTGCCGGCCGCGATGGCTCGCGGTCGAGAACGTCCCTGAGTTCGCGCGCTGGCCGCTGTATCGGCACTGGCGCGCGGCGCTCTCGACGCTGGGCTACCGACTCACCGAGCGCGTGCTCGATGCCGCAGAGCACGGCGTCCCGCAGGAGCGTCGCAGGCTGTTCGTTGTCGGGTCGCTCGATGGGCTCCCGTCCCTGTCGAGCGCGGGTCTCGAGCCCGTGCCCGCGAGTTCGTTCGTGCGGTTCGATGGTGGCTCGTGGTCCCCGGTTCGCCGTGAGGGTCGAGCGCCGAGGACGCTCACGCGCATCGAGGCTGCGCAGCGCGAGCATGGCGAGCGGGTGCTCGTGCCCTACTACGGCAGCGCTCGCGGCGGACGTCCGCTATCTCGCCCTGTCGGGACGATCACGACGCACGATCGGTACGCGGTGGTCGACGGCGACCGCATGCGAATGTTGAGCGTCGAGGAGCTGCGCGCGGCGATGGGATTCCCTGCGTCGTACCCACTGACAGGCACGCGAGCGGAGCAAGTCCACCAACTTGGAAACGCCTGCGTCCCAGCGGTGGCCGCACACGTCGTGCAGCAGTTGATCGCGACGAGGCGAGGCGCAGCATGAGCGCCCTCTATCTCGAGCCCCAATCCCTCGTCGTCGTCTGCCCCGACTGCGGCCAGCGATACGACCCAGCCAAGGCCGCGAGGGTCGCTCGCGTTCGCACCCGCGACGGTCGCACCATCAAGCCTGGTCGCGTCGAAGCGCAGGACGTTCGAGAGCCTGGGCACCGCAACGGGCGGCATCACTTCGCACACGCAATGGTCACCGCGCAGGCGCTCGACGGTTGGTCTCTGCTGACGGATGCGCTAGCGGTCGGAGCGCGTCAGTTCGGCGTCGAGGTGGAGTGGACACGGATCGACGCGCCTACGTCGCTCCGGTTCATTCGGACGTGGGATCTCGACTGCCTCATCGCTGAGATGGACGAGTGCGCAAAGCGCGAAACAGCGCGTCGAATCTGGCGCGCTTCGATGGCGGTTCGTGTTGATCACCCGTGGTGGCGTGCCTATCTGCACGAGGTGGGAGCGAGCGCAGAGGAGATCGCGCGAGGGCTCACGGTTGGCGCGAACAACCGCGCCGACGTGTTGTTTCGGCAGCGAGTGCAGACGGTGACGACACCCGCAGAGGCGTCGTTGCCGGGGCTGACGTGACCACAAGCGGCACGGCCCGCTGCCTCGACTGCGGTCGCGCGTGCGCGGTCGATCTCGCGGCAGGCGAGCACAGGTATTCAACGAGAGGACACGGACGATGAATGACATTGAGGTAGAAGACGATCGCCGACACGACCGAGATCACGAGATCCCAGGCGACCACGACGACCGGAACGTGCACGGCGACTACGACGCGTATGCGCGGGACCTCGAAGAGCAAGATGACCGGCGACTTGAGATCGAGGCTGCAGTCGACAAGGCGGTCGCCGCCGAGCGCGAGCGTGCGGCTGCCGAGCTCGCGGTGCTCACGGAGCGCATGGAGGCTGCGATTGCCGAGGCGTGCGCAGCGGTGCGGGTGCGGACGATCGAGGAGTGCCTCGCGGTTGCGGGTGCGGAGGTCGGCGCTCACGAGTCGAAGCTCTGCCTCTACTCCGAGGAGGACTCCCGCTGGGTCGACTGCAACGGGCGCGCGAACGAGGCGGTCGAGATCTACAACGCAATCCGCGCCCTCGCTGCGCCCACGCCCACCACCGCTCGCGAGGAGCACTACACGTGCCCTCGGTGCGGCGTGTGCGTCGAGTTGATTTGCCACTGCGGCGACGGGCCGAACGACGCGAGCCACACGGCGAGCGGGTACACGCACGAATTCACGCCGTACAACCCGTGCGCGTGCGCCGCGCCCTCGCCCACCACCGAGCCCGCCCCTGTCGACCCTGCCGCGGGGGCGCGGCGATGAGCAACGAGGAGCGGCTTCTCGGCGAGCGCATCCGAATCGCGCACGCGCTCGACCGTCTCAGCGGCGCACTCAGCGCGGCGAGGATTGCCCTTCGCAGCGGAGACCCGTTCGCCGAAACGGGCGACGCGCTGGTGTCGATCGCGGTCGAACTGGCGAAACACATGGCCGTGAGCGACGCGCTGGACCACGACAGGAGGAAGCGATGACCGCCCGACGCTGCACACGATGCGGGGCGCACAACGTCGCGACGAGCGGCACGCTATGCTCGCTGTGCGAGTGGTCGCATCTCACGCCCCAGGCTCGCGCAGCCCGCGCACACGCCGACGCCCTCGCCGCCCTCGATGCGCTCGGCGTGGCGGTCGCGACCGTCGCGCGAGCCACGCTCATCGCGCGCGTTGCGATCGGTCGCACGATCACCGTCCGCACCGAGGTTGATGGCGTCGAGCGCGGGCTCGAGCTGTGGCAGCGCGGCTCGTCGCTGTGCCTGTCGGAGTACGCGCACAACCGCGCGCCGCGTCGACTGTGGCAGATCGAGGGCCAGCCGGAGGACAACGCGGCAGAGGCGGTCGCGCGGTTGATCGAGTTGGTGGAGGAGCGGACGCGATGATCGACGAGATTCTCGACGGGGCCGCGGACGTCGTGCTGGCGAATCCTCCGTACATCGTCGACCCGGACCCTGCGCGACGCGAGGCGGTTCGAGCCCGATACGAGAGTGCGGTTGCTCGCTACGGTCTCGGCGTGCCGTTTACCGAGCGGCTGTTTCAGCTCGCCCGAGAGGGCGGTTGGATCGCGCAGATCACGAGCAACGCGTTCATGAAGCGCGAGCACGGCAAGGCGCTCGTCGAGACGGTGCTCCCGCGCTGGGACATGACGCACGTCATCGACGCCGCGGGCGCGTTCATCCCCGGACACGGGACGCCGACGGTGATCCTCGCGGCGCGCGCTCGCGCTCCGCAGTCGCGCCACGTGCTCACGGTCATGGGCAAGTGCGGCGAGAAGACCACGCCCGCTCCGGGCGAGCCAGGGCAGGCGTGGCGCTCGATTTTGCGCGCGCTCGACGTACCGCAGGCCAACGACCCGCCGCGGGCGTACGGCATCGAGGGGGCGCGCGTGCTCGCAGACGTGCTGCGGCAGAGCAGACCGTCGAAGCTCGAGCGCAGGCTCGGCCCTCGTCTCGGCCCTGCGCTGCTCGGCGCTGCGCTCGTGCTCGCGTTCTCATCGCGTCAGTGGATTCGCGGTCTCGCGATCGGCGACGGGCTCAACGAGATCGAGGACGCGACGGGCATCGACCCGCTCGTGCGCGTCGAACTCACGGAGTCCGAGAGCGCCGAGGTGTTCGCGTTCGTCCGCAGCGTCACGCCGCCTCGCGGTCTCGCATCAACGGCGACGGCGATCGACGCCGGGCGCGCGGGCTGGGCGACGCGCGATACTGATTGGATCGGCGATCTGTACCAGGCCACGCACGAGGGCACCGTGAAGCGCGACGCATTGTGCCAAACGCCGTGGTTCGTCCGTGACCTCCTGATCCAACTCGCGCTCGATCCTGCGATCAATGAGCAGGGGCTCGACGTGCGCGTACTTGATCCGGCCTGCGGCACGGGGCACTTGCTCTGCGGCGCGTTCTGGCGGCTGTTCGATGCGCGAATGGAGTCGGGCGAACACACCGTCTACGGCGCGGCAGACGCGGCCCTCCGCTCCGTCGAGGGCATCGAACTCACACCGGAGACAGCAGCGCTCGCGCGTCTGCGCCTCGTGCTCGCGTGGGCTGACGCGACGGGGCACGGGCTCGCGCGCCTCGGACCGCGCGACGTGGCCGGCGACCGGCACACGCTGCACAACGCAGCCGAGCGCGTGCGCGTTGCGGTCGGCAACTCGCTGCTGAGCGGGTGCGCTGGTCGTCGGTTCCCAGCACCCGCGCTCGTGCCCGCGGAGCCGTTCCGTTTGACGATGGCGAGGGCGTCATGACCGCCGCGCGCGTGGTGGCGCTCCCGTCGCTGCTGAGTCCGCGGGACATCGAGGCACGCCTCGGGTGTTCGCGCAGCACGGCGTACGCTCACGCAGAGGCGTGCGCCGTGCTGCACCACGGGCGCCCTCGAGGGTGCGGCGGGCTGTTGCGGGTTACGCGCGAGGCGTGGGACAGGTACGAGCGAGAGGTGATCCTGTGCGGCTGTGGCGACGCGACGATTCCGGGTACTGGTACGCGTCGATCCGCGACGCGAGCGGGCGCAGGGTCAAGCGCTCGACGGGCTACACCGATCGCAAGGCCGCAGAGGCAATCGCCCGCGAGTGGGAGCGCGAACTCGCCGATCCCGACGCCGCGGCGCTACGGGCCGAGACCGTAGCGACGTGCCTCGAACGGTTCGTACTCGCGACCCGCAACGAGCGCACGAGGTCGTTCTACGCGCAGAAGAGCGGGCATCTCGTCGCGATCCTCGGCGCGGACACGCGGCTCTCTGACCTGCGCCCCGCGCACCTCGACGGCTACATCGCGACGCGACGCGGGCACTACGTGGTCGAGCCGAGCGAGACGCGCGAGGGCAAGCCCGTGAGCGAGCACACGATCCACAAGGAACTCGCGACCCTGCGCGCCGCGCTCACGCAGAGCGCGCGCCTCGGGCTCTACAAGGGCGATGCACGCGCGCTCGTCCCGCGCCACTCCCCCGAGTACCGCCCGCGCGAGCACTGGCTCACGCTCTCGCAGGTGCACACGCTGATCGAGTCATTTCACACGTCCGTCGCCGATCACGCTGCGCGCGTGGCGTTCGCCGTCGCCGTGGGCGCTGAGTGGTCCGCGCTCGACCGCGCTCGACGCGAGGACATCGGCGAGGACTTCGTTCGCGTCCGCGGGACCAAGAGCGAGACGCGTGATCGCGTCGTCCCGATCGTGCTCGATTGGCAGCGCGCGCTGCTGGCGTTCGTGCGCGAGCACGCGACCGGTGAGGGCGGGCTCCTGTTCGCCCCGTGGTACTGGCGCTCGGCGCTGCTCTCGCTCGAGCGAGCCGCCGCGCGCTGCAGCCTCCCGCACACGACCTGGCACGACCTGCGGCGGACCTACGCGCAGCTCATGCGGCGCGCCGGCGCGGAGCTCGAGGATCTTGCGCCGACGTTGGGCCACGCGAACGCGCGCGTGACCGCCGCGGTCTACGCCCGCCTTGACGTCGAGGCCCTCCGCGTGCGTCTCGCCGCCTCGACCGGGACACCGGTGGGACAAACGGATCGGAAAGAGGCGCACCCATCGGACCCATCGGACGAGTCGCGCGGAGAGAAAGAGCGCAAATCCCCTGGTAAAAGCGGTGGGTCGTCCGGGACTCGAACCCGGAGCCAACGGATTAAAAGTCCGCTGCATGAACTCACTTTGCGGCAGGAATCCCGCGGCGAACGCCCGCAGCCGTCGAGCGCTGGGACACCAGTGGGACAACTGCGCCGGGTGAAGTGATCGAGAGCGCGGGTCGTGAGCCAGCGCAGGGCGGCGAGAGGGTCGGGGAGCGGGTACACGCAGGGGCTATCGAGCGCGGCCGCACCCGGTTGCGCCGGTGAGCGACGCGCAATCGACAGCCTGAAACACAGGGAATCGAAACAATCGACACGGTAGGTGTTGCAACGTCTACCGGTCGGGTATAGGTTTCAATTCGTCGACGGGGCACGGAGCCCGCAGCCGACAGGGAGAGACGAACATGACGCTCAGCGACTTCGACCACGTTCCGACCAGCGCCGCCCGCGAGATTCGCGACAGCGCGAAGCGCCTCGCCGAGAAGCACGCCGCCGAGCTTGGAGCATGCGAGCTGACCGCCGTCGCGTGGGCGACGTGGCAGGCATACAAACTCGTTGTCGAGTACCGCGAGGCGCTCGGTTGCCGCTGACCGCCTCGCGCTCCCGTCGCTGCCCTCTGGGGGAGGGCAACAGCGGGCGCACGGAGCACCCGGACACAGAGGAGAGACACCATGACGACCACGACGACCACCGCCAACATCGCTGACGAGACCGTTCCCAGCCTCCCGGAGCTCTGGCGTATCCGCGCCACGACCGGGCGAGTGGTCGAAGCAGCCACGTTTGCCGGGGTTCAAGCAGCGGCGGCCGTGCTTCGCGCGGAGCTTCCCGCCGCCGACATCGGCACCCCGCACCTCCGCTGCCCGGACTGCGGGATGCTCTTCGCGGCCAGCACCGAGGGGCGCGGGCGCGCTGCGGTCGCACGGCACCGCACCGGCGAGGAGTGCCGCGTCCGCTGGACCTACCGCCAGCTGCTCTGGGAGGGCAAGGCTCCGCTGAGCACCGGCGGGGCGCGCGTCCGCGAGGAGTTCCGGGCTGCGCTCGGAGCCGAGGTTGGGCCGGGAACGTTCTCCCGCGGCGGACGCGGACGGCGCTCGACGACCGGCGCTCGGGACTGGGCCCCGTTCGCGCGGATCCTCAAGTGGGAGTCGATCAAGGCGAGCAAGGCGCACACGATCGAGGCCGCGCAGGACTGCGCCGAATACGAGAGCGTCGCCACGCAGCGCACCCGCGAGCTGGCGATGCGCGCTTGGTCCTCGGCCGAGGAGATCCGCACGGCGCTCACCGCGCGCTGACTCGCACGCCTCGATGCCCTCTGGCGTTGGGCGCAGTCGGGGAGGCTGCGCCGAGCGCCGGAGCTCGGAGGAGACAGAGACACCATGTACACGATCGCTCGCCACTGGACCCGCGCTGAGATCAACGACGCCCACGAGGCTGCTCGCTCTGTCGGCGGGGAAGTGCGCGCCGTCCACGGACTGCCCGAGATGCCCGAGGGCCACGACGACCCGGAGGAGCTCTACGTCGCGGGCGAGCTGCGCGCCGACGGGACGCGCGCCGTCTGGCTCCGCTCCGACGCCGGGCCGGTGCTGACGTGAGCGCACGCACCGAGGTGATTGCGCGGCGGCGCACGGCCGACAACATCGGCGTCGCGCTGTGGTCCGGAGGAGAGATCACCGCCACGTTCGGGCACGCGATTAAGGGCTTGCCCCTCAGGCCCGCTGCGGGCGCGAGCCTTGAGCTGCGCTTGCGTGCGGGGTGGCTCTTCGCTGGCGAGGTCGAGTTGTACGACTTCGACGAGTGCGCCACGCTCTACAAGGCCGCGCTCACGATCGCGCGACGCGGCGGAGACCCCGGCGACGTTCGCGCGGAGTTCGCTCGGCTGATTGAGCCGAAGATCCGCTTCGCGTGGGTGACGACGGCAGCGGACCGCGACGGGTGCTGGACCGAGCAAACGGCGCGGCTCGACCGCATGCGCTGGCCCGGGGTTGTCGTCGGTCGCACCCGAGACGGGTACGAGGTTTTCTACGAGCGACGCGTCAGACACCTCACTCGTGAGGCTACTCCACGCGTCGTCGAAGACTGCGTTCACGAAACGAGCGGCTTTCGCTGCGGCGACCAGCGCGCGCTGACGAAGTTCCTTCTTTCGATCGTGGCCACTCCGCTCGGACAGCGAGGCGCGGCGTGAGCGCACGCCGCGCCCGTGCTCGTGCTGCGATCCGCGCTCGGCTGCGGGCGCTCGACGCGAGCAACCCGCCCCCGCGCAGGGGCAGACGACGCGCGCCGCGCCGGCTGACCTCGCGCGAGCGCAGCAACGCCGCCGAGTGGTTCGGGCTCGAGGACGCACAGGAGACGACCGATGACGACCGCCGCTGACATGAGCCTCGCGCCTGTCGCTCGACGCACGGGCGAACTGTGGAGCGCGACCGTGGACGAGCTGCCGCAACGCGCGGGCGAGCGCATCGAGGCTGCGGTCACGCGACTGTATCGGCTGTACGACGTGGGCGGCGACGGATCCCCTGCGCCAGGGCGCTGTCTGCTGGGTGCTGGCGCGAGCGCACGCGTCGCCGACCTGATCGCGTTTGCCCGCGCTGGCGGCGAGTGCCCCATCACCGAAAGGATGCTCGCCTCGCTCTGCGCTGACCTGTTCGGGCTGCCGGGGTGCTCCGTCGTGCACTGGGCAGCGCTCGCCCGTCTCGCGCTCGAGCGAGGCCACCCCGTCCCTCGCACGCACCTCGCGGCCCTCGCAGGGGTCTCGGTCAAGCTCGTCCACAAGGAGGTGGCACAGGGCAGGCTCGCGCTCGCAAAGGCACGCGCTCGGGACAGAGGCGAGCCCGCTCGCGACGTGACGCCCGAGAGCGCCCGCGCGTGGCTGGTGTCGAGGGGTGTGGAGGGGATCGCGTGAACAGCATCGCCCAAGCTCTCGCGCAGCTCCCGCCGGAGCAGCAGTCCGAGTGGGAGGAGCTGCAACAGGGCGCAGTTGACCCGCTCGACACGCTTACGTCGTGGACGCCGGAGCATCGGCGCGCGGTGCGCGTCGGGCTCTCGGGATGGGTGCGCGCGCAGCCTGACCCGCACTCCATGCTCGGCGTGGTCGTGTACTGGTCCCGTCGCCTCGGGGTCATGCTCGCGTGTGTCGTTGCCCGCGAGACGCTGCGCTACGTCCCCGCTGGGGAGGCGCGCCCGTTGCTTGCGATCGAGACCGCAGAGCGGTGGGCGCGGACCGGCGCTGTCCCGCCGCTGGAGTGCAGGGATGCGGCGTACGCCTCCGAACACGTCCGATACTTGGAAACAATCGAAGCCGCACTCTCGGCAGCCGGAGGGTCCGCCGCTTGCGCGTCCATCACCGCCGCGCATTCCGCGAATGCTGTCAGCGAGGCTGCGGAGGTGTCGAAGGCCGTCGCCGCCGACAACGCAAGATGGTCGCAGAGGGCCGCTTATGAGATGCGCGCGTACATCAGCAAGGCACTCAACGCTGCAAACGCTACGGTAGAGCGTGCAGTGCGCGCCGCTGTGCCGTCCGCGCCAGGCGTCGATGGTCGAGCGTCACGCGCTGCCGAGGCTCGCAGGCTTCGCGGCGTGGTCGCCGACGCGTTGCTGGTGGGTCCGGTCGCTGAGTGGATCGGCTGACGGGAGAAACGCGAAAAGCCCCGCACCCTCGCGAGGGGGCCGGGGCTCGAAGAAGCACTGTCGATCCGCGTGCGAAATCGCAGCGTGTCAGCGCGAATGCGTGCTCAATCCCAGCGAATACCGCAAAACGCGATCCGCTGGGAATTTCGCTGGTCAAGCGTCGCGCTTGATCGACTCGACCCACGCGAGCGCGGGCTGCGCGATCGAGAGCAGCGCCAGGGCGCAGAGACCGAGGTAGAGACGGGCGATGGTGCGGAGGGTCACGGCTCACCGCCGATTGCGGCCGCGCGCGTGAGCGGGCCAGCGCGCCCGTCAGGCTCGAGCCCGTGTGCTGCTTGAAAGCGCCGCACCGTCCCCGGTCCCGCGCCGCACTCGCGACGGATCGCAGCCGCCGCTCGCAGCGCTGCGAGCCCCTCCGCGTCCGTGCGGCCGGACTCCGAGATCATCGGCACCGACCACACCAGCGCGTGCGTGCGCTCGCACAGGACGGTGCAGAGGTCGCTCGGCGCGGTCTTGTGGCTCTGCACCGTCGGGAAACGGTCTAGGTCATCGGGCGAATCCTCGCCTTCGGTCTCGTCCGCACGGTGCCAGCCCTGACGCTCGGTGGCCTCTTGTGACTTCTCGTCGCGCGCGAGGACACCCGGCAGCACGCCCGGCTTGACCGGCCCCTTGCGCGCCGCGTAGCTCTGCCCCGAGAGCGCAGCGCAGAACGGAGTGAACCCCTCGATGAGCGCGCGGACGTTCGCGTGCATCCCAAGCGCGCCGAACGTCGAGAGCACGAGCGCCGCGTCGGGCGCATGCACCGCGTACGCACGACCCACCGCAGCCGCGAGAGCGCGCACGTCGGCGGTGGTGCGCTTGCTCGCGCTCGACAGCGCCCACGCGCTCTCACCGTTGGGCACGATCCACCGCACGCCGAGCGAGTGACAGAGGCGCGCGACGGCGGCGTGTCGCGTGACGACCTGTTCAGCCGTGAGCTTGCCCGCATGCCAGGCCGCGAGAGAGCCGTCGATCCCGACGCCGACCCAGCGCGCGATGCTGGCCCGCTCGGGGTGCTCGTAGACGCTCGCCGCCCACGCCGCGCGCAAGTTGGCGAGCAAGTCAGCGGTCCCGCCGTGCAAGATCACGGCGTCAGGCCAGATCGCAGTGAGCTCGTCGCGGCTGTCGCGCGCAGCCGCGAGCACGCCCTTCGAGGACCACGCGTAGACGCTGAGCGAGGGCGGGAGGATACACTCGTTGCCCGCGCCCGTTCGCCCGAGGAGCGAACCCGCGGGCATCGAGCTGTCGTTGATGGAGTCGGCGGCGGTCACTGGTCACCATCCTTGATCTCGTCGGAGTCGTTCCACCGCAGACACTTCCGCCCGGCAGTGTCGAGGTACACGTGCGCGAGGTAGCTCTTGCGCGTGCCGTTCACCACGGTAACCGTGAGCGCCGCGCCGACGTCGAGCCACTCATACCGGCACGGGATGCTCGCGCTGTAGTCGTCGGTTGCAGCGCTCACGCGATCACCATGTGTCGGCGCAGGATCGCGAGCATCGCCGCTCCGCTCTCGGTCGAGACGACGCCAGAGCGCACGCTCAGCAGCGCGGACTCGAGCAACGCGCGACCGAACGCAACGTGATGCGCGTCGAGCGCGTACCCGCGCGCGAGCGTGTCGGTGAGCTGGTCGAGCGTGGGGAGTGGGAGCCCGAGCGCGTGACGCACTTCGAGTCCTGCCCTGTACGCGCGCGCCTCGAAGCGAACGCGGGCCTCGGGGTTCACGAGGTACAACCACGCGAACGCAGCGCCGCCTTCGAGGGTCGCGCCCACGGTTGAGTGGGGTCGGTACTCCCCCGCCCAGAACTGCCGGACATGCGTGCACTCGTGCGTCCCGGCCTCCAACAGCTCCTCGGGTGACAGGTCGTCAGCGATCACCGCGAACGCCGCGACCGCGTGCGAGCAACGATCGAACTCCGCGCCGGTGGGGACCGGGACGCCGAGCGCGCGCAGGGCGTCGAACGCCGCGCGAATCAGGGCCATGCCCGGCACGTCGCCCTTGCGGACGAGCCACGCGTGGGACTGCGCGCAGAGGTCGCGCACGCACGAGAGCGCCACTGCGGGCGTGAGGTTCTCGACGCTCACGGGGCACCTCGCAGGCATGCGGGCGCGCCGCCGTCGGTGATCACGCACGACGCACCGACAGTGCTGCACGTCACGTCAGCGGGCGTCCACCGCTGGCCCGGTGAGCACACCTGCGGCGTGTCCTGATGGCATCTGCGGTCGAGCGGCGTGCAGCCGTCTGGCGCGGGCATCGGGCACCCCGAGAGCGCGAGCGCGCACACGAGCCACGCGAGGACGCGACGGCGACGGCGGCCGATTGAGGGACGGATCACTTCACACCTCCCCACGAAACCCCCGCAGCGTCGAGCCGCTCAGCTTCGGCCAGCGCGTTCGCGGGGATCGCCTCGCCCGCTGCAAACTCGGCGCACACAGCGCGGAGCGCGCCGACGTGCGTGTACTCAGCCGCGACGCTCGCGCTGCAGTTGCCGTACTCCGAGTCGGCGTACTCGATCTCGCCGGTGACGCGCAGTCCGTCGCGCTTGCATCGGTACTCGACCCACGCCGGAGCCTGCGCAAGCGCGTCTTCTCGCGACTCGTAGGTGATCTCCAGCTTGCCTGCGTAGTAGCTCCCGTCTCTCACTTCGCACCTCCGTCTCGGGTCGGCCAACACAGCACGCGAATCGCCATGTCTCGCATCCGGTCGCGGCGCGAGAGGCGCGCGTCGATCGCTTGCAGCCGCTCGTCTTCGGTCTGTCCGAACAGGCGCACGATGGCGCGGGCGGTGGTGAGTAGTGCTTTTTCTGCGATGGTCACGATCGCACCTGCTTTCCGCTTCCTCGAAGCAACTTGCACTTCCGGCAAGAACACTCAGCGCGCATCACGTCGCGCACATCGCGCCACGCCCGCGCCGCCTCGACATACGTCCGCGCGACATTGAGACGGATCAAGCGACACGCCTCGCGCGTCGCCGATCGCGCAGCCTGCGCGCTCACTTCGTCTCCTCCTTCGGCGGCATCACGCTCGGTCGCTGCGGTGCGGTCACGTCGACCGTGCTCGGGGGCACCGACGCACGCGCGGGTTGTCCGCGCACGACCTGCCACAACAGCACGCGCGCCGCGCCGAGCAGATCGGGGAGCAGCTCGAGAAACACGCGGAGCACGCCGACGAGTCGCGGGTACGACATGCCCCACGCGTCGCGCTTCTCTTTCGGCTGCGCCTTCCACCCGACCGAGAGCGCGAGCCAGAGCCCGAACAGCGCGGCGGGGATTGGGTGTGCTTTCGCGAGCGCAACGAGCGCGGTCACGATCTGTACTTCGTCCATCGTCAGTCCTCCAAGCGCTCACGCGAGCGCGGTCAGTCGTCGTCCAGTGGGACGATCTCGTCCCTGAGATACGCATCCCACGCCGCGTGGCGCGCATCGCGCGCGGCGGAGATCGCGGCGTTGCGTTGTCTGAGCAATCGTTCGCCGCGCCCCTTCATCCGTCGTTGCTCACGCCAGAGCGAGAGCGCCGTTGCCGCGCGAGGGCCCGCGACGACGAACGCAAACAGCGCGAGCGGCGTGCGAAACATCGCGACGATGCCAACCGCGAGCAGTAGCCACGTTGCGACCGACCACAGCGCCGAGCGGATCTCTTCGTCGAGGACGACCCACTCAACCGCGAAGCTCTTGAAGCGCGCGGACGCAGCGAGGCGCGCGGCTTCTGCGGCATCATCCGCTGCGCGGAGTTCGTCGGGCGAGCGCCGAGCGGACTCGCGGTAGGTCATCGCGGCTCCCTGCCCGGTCGCACCGGCGGGACACGCGGCGTCGGCGCGCGCCCGAGTTCAGCGAGCGCAGCCTCGAACCAATCGCGCTCCGGCGTCGTAATGAGCCGGCGCACGAGCGCGCTGCGCTTGTCCGACCACGCACGCAGAGCGTCGCGGTCCTCGCGCTCTGCGTCGGTCAGCGGACGCACGCGCGCGATGTGGATGTACGTCTCGATGTCGGACCCGACGCCGATGTGATCCATCCATAGCCATCGCGGCTCGCTGGGCATGCCGGGCCACTCGATAGGGAGGACAGCCATCACTCACCCTCCACGCGGAACTGGACACCGAGCGCGCGGAGTGCGGCCTCGGCGGCGCGCTTGTTCTCTTCGATGCTGGCGAGGTTCGGGCGCGGCGAGAGGACGCACGCGCGGACAACGTTGTGCTCGAGCCACCAGTTCCTGCGCGCTGCGCCGAGCGTCCAGCCGCTGACGTTGAGCGCGATCGTCTCGCCGTCGTCATCGACGTCCGACCACCGCAGCAGAGGTAGGTACGGACGCATCGCCGCTTCTGCGAGAGAGCGCTTGAGCGCCTCGTCATCGGGCGAAGTGCCCATGGGTGACTCGACTGCCTTGAACGTCTGCTCGCTTGGAACGGGCCGCAACTTCTCGTTGACCGGCCTACCAACAACCCTGTCGTCGCTCATGGTCTCTCCCTTGAATAGAACCACCAGTATTCTACTCACTCCAGAGCGAGCGCGCCACTCTTCAGCAGCGAACAGACGCGACAATCAGCACGAGCACGAGCAGCACCGCGAGCGCGTCAACCCAGCGGTGATCGCGCGGGTGCGAGTCACGGACGCGGCGCACGAGGACACCCGCAAGTGCGCACGAGCGACTCGACTTCAGCGAGCCTGCGCGCGATGTCTTCGCCCCTCCCGCGCCACTCGCGTTCGTCCGATGCGCGCTGCGTTTCGAGTACGCGTACTCGCTCGCGCGCTTCGTCGGCGCTGTCGAGCCTGCGGAGCATCGCAGCGGAATCCCGGCTGTATTGCTGGCGGAACTCGCTGAGCTCGGTCTTGACGGCGCTCGCCCACGCGACTGCGCCCGCGAGGATCGCGAGGATCGACACGATCGCGCCGATCGTCTTGAGGGTCTCGCCCGAGATCCCGCCCGGCTGCGCTGCATGAGCGCCCGTGTGCTGGTCCTCGCTCACGTCGCACCCGGCGCGCGAATGGTGAACGTCCACGGCGTCGAGTTGGGCCACGTCTTCGTCCCGTCGACGTAGGTCAGAACGACCTGCGCGACGTACGTCGCTGCGACCGGCGTGTTCGCCGCGGTGAAGTCGACGTGCCCGACGAGCGAGCTCGTGCCCGCCCCGCTGTCGACCGTGAACGTCAGGCTCGTGACGAGCGTGGTGGATCCGAGAGCGTAGAGATTGAGCACGCCGGACGACGGCGAGGCAATCGTGCCCGAGTCGACGGTGAGCGTGAACGTCACGCTCTCTCTGTCGCCCTTGGTGATCGCGCGTTGACTGGACACCAGAGACCTCACTGGGATCGAGAGGGAGAGACCGCGCGCGACGGTCGATCCGTCGAGCGAGCGAGAGAGCAGCGAGAGCGAGAGCCCGCGAGCGACGGTGACGCCCTCGAGCCCGCGCGCTGTGATCGAGAGCGTGAGCCCGTAGACGTCGGCGTCAGGGCCGGGGAACCCGATGACCGCATCGAGCGCCGTCGACGTGAGCGACGCGACCCCGCCCGTGATCGTGACGGGCTGCGGGACCGCAGCGCCGTCGAGCGCCGTGGTCGTTGTGGTGCCGTTCGCACCCGTGAGCGTGACAGCGCCGGGCGTCGCAGCGGCATCGAGCGCGGTCGTCGTGCTCGAGCCCTGCGCCCCGGTGATCGTGACCGGCGAGGGGACCGCCGTGGCGTCGAGCGCCGTGGTGGTGTGCGCCGCGACGTCCCCGGTGATCGAGACCGAGGACGGAGAGAGCACCGCGTCGAGCGCGGTCGTTGTCGTGGTGGCCTGCGCGCCCTCGATGCTCACGCTGCCGGGCACAGCAACCGCGTCGAGCGCGGTCGTCGTGTGCGTCGCAACGTCACCCGTGAGGGTCGCCGCGGTCGTCAGCAGCGCGAGTAGGAGGCTCACGCGCGGTACCCATCGAACGTGACGTGAGCCCAGATGACTTGCGAAGCCGTCGCGGTGCCGACAACGAACTTCGCGACGCTCGCCACGAACTCGCCGGGCTGAACGCAGATGGGCGAATCGAACTGCATCACGAGGTCACCGCACTGGGGCATCTGTCCGACCGCCGCGCCGACGGGCCACGTCATGAGCCCGAGCGCCACACGGCGCGGAGCCTTCGTAGTCGCCGCTTCCGAGGTGTTGAGCGCTGCCGCGGTGTGTCCGTACGCCAGCGACCACGCGATGGTGCTGGCCGTCGTCGCGACCGCCACGCCGAGGTTCGCGGCGCTGATCTTGACGCCCGTGATGTAGAGCGCTTTGCCGGGAATCGCGCTCGTTGCAGCGGGCACCTGATACGACGTGACGATGCCGTCCGTCGTCGACGTTGCGCCAGCGTTGAATCGCGCCTGTCCACCGAGCCCGGTCACGAGGACGACCGTGTTGCTGAGCGCCGCCGCCGCCGTGGGGTCCGCGCTGTTCGCATAGCTCGCGGTCGTGCCGAACGTCTCGCCCGTCTGCCCCTGCGAAGCCATCTGTCCGCTCGCCGCAACTGCGTGCGCGAGCGGGCGAGGCGCGCCCACGTTGTCGCGCTTGATCGCGACCTCTGAGAATTTCATCGACTGCGCGGAGCCGGTCACGCCGGTGTTGTGCAGGCGAAAGTGAGGCGCGAGCGTGCGCGTCACCGTCCAGCCCGGAGCTGCCGCGGCACTCGTCGGAAGGTCGATCCTCGCGACGGGTGCGTCATCGATCCAGAATCGCGCTGTCGAGTCCGAGAGACTGACGACGAACTCGCGCGTGGTGTTCCCGCCAACGACCGTGCCGAACGCCGCGGTGATCGTCGCGGTTGCCACATCGACGCCCGCCGAGCGGATCACAGCCTCGAACGCGCCCGCGGCGCTCACCCGGAAATACGCGCCGTCGGTGGGCTCGGTGGTGCCGGTGCCGGGTCCCGCGTTGTGCGTCGCGAGGCCCCACTCCATCAGGCAATTTGCAGGGTGCGATGCCTGCCCGAACTGCCCCGCGCCAGACCAGTAGAGGTTGCTCGTCGGGGTCACCTCGGCCATCTGGTAGCCCGTGACGACCGCCGCCGCGCCGCTCGCGGTCGAGAGTCCCGCGTTGAGCGTCAAGAAACCGCCCGTCTGCGTGATCGTCGCCGTTGCAGAGCCCTGACGAAACAGCGTGGTGTTGACCGCAGCGCCCGCGAAGAGGTGCGCGAACAACACCTCTTCTTGCGTCGTGCGCAGCGCGTAGTCGTCGTTTGACTCGAGCGCGTACACCTCGCGCGTGACGCCGTTCTCGGTCGGATGCGACTCGGCCACGAGCGCCACGAAGCCCGCCGCAGCGTCGTCCGTCGTCAGCGCGACAGATGCCGCGCCCGTCGCGTTGATCGCGAGCTTGTCGGAGCTTGCGCCGTCTTTGATTTCTACTGCCACGTTTCAACCCTCACGCGTTGTTCCAGACCCAGTGCACTTTGAAATCGCCCGTCCACGTCGTCTCGCACACCACCGTGACGGTGAGTTCGCTCGACGCGCTGACCTCCGCGAGCACGCGCGAGTCACGCGCGAGCAGTTCGTGCTCATCGGCGTTGTGCTCCGCGGTCACGTCACGCATCACCCACGCCTCGACGTGATCGCCGGAGACCAGCCCCGTCTGCCCCGTGACGACGACCTGCACACGGTCGGTGCCTGCGCCGGTGCCGAACGCAGCCGTTGCGATGCCCGCTGCGCCCGCCATCATCCCACCGTGAGGCGCGTGATTCCGTTGGCGGACCACGCCACAATGACGTCGCCGCCGTTGGTCACGAGGTCGTTGGTGTCGATGAACGCGATCAACGGGTCCGTGCCAGCGTCCGCGCCAGCGACGCGACGAAACACGACCGCGCCGCCGATCGTCGCGCCAGCGCCGAGCGCCGAGAACGTGACGTCAGCCGCATCGAGCACAACGCGGTTGTTCGCAGCCTCGACGGTCGCCGTAGGGCTCGCGAGCGTCGCGCGTGCGTACCCGCTGACGCCGATCTCGGAGCCGCTCACGTCAGCGACGGTCGCGTGGTCCGCGTCGTACGAGTACGCGCTCGACACGAGGAGCACGCGAATCGTCGCGGTCGTCCATCCGACGCCGCCCGCAGCCGCGAGCGATCCGAGCGAGTTGTACGTTCCGCTTGCCATCAGTCCTCGTCCTCTCGCGTGATCGTCACGCCGTCAGGTAGGGTCGCGACCACGAGCGCTTGCTGCGCCGGGGTCATGTGCGCGTAGATCCGCGCCTTGATTCGCATGCCGATTGTCCCGTCACTCAATCGCGCGATGAACGCCCATCGCTGAACGACGGGCACCTGCGCGAGCGGGACGTGAATCCCGCCGCCCGCGCGATCTGCCTCGGTTGCCGTGCGCGGGAGGCCGAGCGCGTTGTTGATTCGCGTGATCGCGTTGCGCGCTTGCGTGATGGTTCCGATGAGCCACGGCATGATCACACTCCGTATCTGCGAAGGAGGTACGCCTCAACGAGCGCGATTTCCGCAGCGTCGACCGCGCGGTTGTATCCGATCACTTCGGCGATCTGCCCGTTGTGCGGGAGCGATCCGTCAGTGCGCGCGCCGATCGCGAGCGCAGCGTTGACGTTGCCCGCGACAGGCGGGCTGCCTGACGTCGCAGTCGGCGTGAGCACGGCGCGGTTGCCGCGGATCACCGGCGCGGCGCTGCGGTCGTAGATCACCGCGCCCTGTTGATTTGCCTGCGCCCACGTCGTCACGGGGCTCTGCGTCGTGTTGTGCGACAAGAAGAACACCGCGGCGTTTCCTGTCGAATACGCGTACCAGTGCGTACCGAGACCGTGCTCCGCGATCATGCCGCGTGACGTGACCGACCCGAGCACGAAGAAGAGCGAGAGCGTGTTGCTCAGATCGAATGCGCTCGACACAAGGCGATCACCGCCATCGAACGAGAGCACGCTGCGCCCGCCGAGCGTCGCGTTCGTCGTGAGCGTGGGCTGCGCTGCGCCAGTGCCTTGCGTGACGTGTCGCCCGTTGCCGCTCTGGTCCGCCCACGCGCTCACGCTCGATCCGCCCGAGAGCGTGATTCCGAGGTCTGCGCGGTACCAAAACGCGAGCGACGACAGACGCGCAGGCGTCCACGGTGGCGATCCCCCGCTCGGTCTCGATCTGTCCCGTGCTCTGCTGCGACCGGTCATGCTGTCTCCGTCTGGATGAGCGCGATCGAGGAGACGTACAGCGCCGAGCCGTCGTCAGTCGCCGCGTGAAATTGCAGGTCGATCTCCTGGTCTGTCCCATCGGTGCGCAGGGTGATCGTCGTGTCCGCGCTCGCGGTCCAAGCTCCTCCCCCGCTCGCGATCACGAAGTCGTGGTTCGCGCTCACGCCGAGCCCGACCGGGCTTTTCACCACGCGAAACGTCCCCTGCGCGGTCGAGTAGTACCGCACGCGCAGCGTGAACGCGGCAGACAGTCCCGTCGTGTTCCCGTGCGGCGCGCGCACCCTGACTCGAAACGTCGGGTCGTACGACGTGCCGAACGTGCCGACCCAGTTGAGCGCGCCGACGACCGCGCTCGAGCGCGTCCACGCGAGCCCCGTGTCTTCGTACGTCCCGACCTGCACGTGCTCGCGGATCTTGACCGCCGCGTCTTGCTCCGCGGTGAGGATCTCGGGCACGCCCGTTCCTGTCGAAGAGTCGCCGTCGTGGAGCTCGTTCCGTGGGTCGATCGAGGGCAGGTGCACCCCGACCTCGCCAGACTCAGGGACCAGCGTGGCGAGCGGCAGCTCCGTCAACGTGATCTGCGCGAGCCCCGCGTGCTGCTGGGTGCTCACATCGTCGACGGTCACGGTGATGTCGTGGATCTGGTCCGCCACGTCACCCGCTGCGCCGAGGTGGATCAGGCACGCGTACGAGGCGCGCGCGACGCGGAGCACGTCCTGCTCTGGCATCGCCGCGGTTCCGTCGAACGCGCGCCCGTCGAGGGTGATCACCCCTGCGCCGGCGGGCACCGTCACCGCGAGCGTGGAGTGCGTCGCGCCGGAGATGTACCTGCCTGTGATGTTGACCGCGAGGGCCGCGCCGAGGTCGACCGTCAGCAGCGCGAGGCGACAGCCAGGCGAGGGCCGCCACTGCAACGGAACGTCGATCGCCGTGCTCGTGCGGGTGATGGCGTGATAGCGGATCGAGGCGACGTGATGCAGCGCGCGCCCGAGGAGAAACGCCGCCTGTGTCGCCCACACCCGACCGACAGACGTTGCGGATACGGGGTCGCTGACGAGGTGCGCGGCGAGCTCTTGCGGCTGCGAGGTGTGCGGGACCAACGACGGCATCAGCGCACCTCGTCCGCGTTGATCGTGATGACTGCGTTCGTCCCGCTCGCGGCGTACCAGCCCACCCAGAGGTAGACGGTCGCGACCTGCGCGCTCTCGTCCGTGCTCGCGTCAGGGCGTCGAGCGGGCATCCTCTCGGGCCGGATGCTGCGGGATGGCGTCAGCGTGAGGGCGTTGACCGCGCGCCCCGCCGTGGCGTTCGCCGTGGCGAATCCAAGGTGATCCGGGCCCGGCGGATCGCCCGCGGTGAGCGCGGCGTACAGCACGAGGTTGACGCTCGATGCGTCGACGTTGACCCGCACCTGTCGCCACGAGGGATCCTCTGCGGTGATCTCGCGGTCCGCGATCAGCGTGAACGGTCCGAGTCTCGTCGCGGTGGCCGTGTCCCACGAGATCGCGCCGAGTCCCGTGTACGTGCCGGGGTCCGGTCGATCTTTCAACGGCGTGCCCGAGTAGGAGTACCCGCGCGTGGCGTTGGTGATGACCCCCGGTCCGAGCGCGGTCACGAGGTGCCGCACGCTCTCGCGCTGAAGGTGCGCGAAGTTGCTCGAGAGAATCATCCCGAGCCCCGCGTCCATGAAGCGCCCGTTGCGCCACTCGCTCGCGGTCGGCGTGCGCAGCCTGCGCGTCGTCGAGGTCAGCCGTTCGCCCGTCAGAGTCACGCTCTCACCGTCCTGTCAAACACTGGTCGGCCGTACAGCCGTTGACGAATCAGACCCCGTTCGTACGCTGGACCGCATGACCATGCGTTCGCGCCTCGCTGCCACCCTCGTCGCCCTCGCTCTTGGGGGCTGCGCCAATCCGTCCGGCGAGTGGGTGTTGCGTGCACCGCGCCTGGGGAGCGGGTCGGCCGACGCGATCAGGCTCGACCTCCAGCCCGGCGGCATCGCCGTGGGGACCATCGAGCGTGGCGGCGTGACGGTGTGCCCCGAGCGCTACACCCACGAGCAGACCGGGCGGTGGTTCACCAACGCGGTCGGACAGATCGTGGTCTCCATCGAGTGCGTCCACGAGGTGCGATCATGCGAGGGGAGCGGGACGAACACGGTCAACCTGTGCTCGTTCTTCGACCTCGTGGTGCCAGGTCCATACGAGCAGGTCGGAGAGACGCTCGTCAGCCGCAGCCGCACGCGTCCCGGCGTCGTGCTCGAGCGCTCACGCTGACCACCGCAGGTTGCTGGACGTGCTCGCAATCTGCCGCGTCGTCTCGTCCCCGACAGCCGCGAACACCCGCTGCGACGAGAGCGCCGTAGACCACCCGTCGAAGATCACATCGACGGGCTGATCGCCGCCTGCGAGCGCGGGCCAGTCGGTGGGGACCGTCGCGACGTTGGCCGTGAGCTCGATCGTACCCGCGACGGTGTTGACGCTCGCGACGGTGTACGACTCGACGGTGTAGCTGGCCGTGTTTCTCAGCACGAGTTGCACTTTGTCGCCCGCCGCGAACCACCCCGCCCCCTTGTCGTTGGCGGTCTTGGCGTAGCCCGTGAGCCCCGAGCCTGCGTAGTCCCCGGCATCGCCCGCGTACGCGCTCGCGAGGGTCAGCGTCTTGCCCGAGATCGAGGCGACCCGCGCGCACGGGGCGAACCCGTACGCGTAGGGGAGCTCCAGCACATCGAGGGTCAGCGAGCCCGTGGCGAGATCCTGCACGCGTCCAATGACCACGCCGCGCCGCGCGCTCGCCCCCGTGAACCCGCGAGCGCCCGCACGATCCGGCGTCGAGAACGATTCGAACGAGACCACTGCGCCGAGCGTGCACGTCGAGGCGAACTGCGACGCCACGACCTGCAGCGAGTGCAACCACAACTCGTTGCGCCAGCGCCCGAGGAGCTTGCCGCACGCGAGCATGGCGTACCCGATCGGATCCGCCGTGAGCCGTGGATCTTGCCGCGTCGACTGCGACGTGACGGTGATCGCGCGCTGAGTTCGGTACCGCCCGAGCGCAACCGCATCGCGCAGCGTGAACGTCCGCAACGGCGTTTCGAAAACGACCTCGGTGACGAGCCCGTCCTCCGAGGGTGCGTACCCCGCGCGCGATCCCCTCAGCAGGTCCGCGAGGGTGATGGTTGCCGCGGGCGTTTCCGCGGGCGAAGGCGCGCGAATGTCGACGATCGTGAGTTTGCCGTTCGCGTCGACGCCGACGCAGCACCCGCGCAACTTCGCCTCGCCGGTGATGAACTCGCCCACGGTGACGTTGCCGCCCGTGCGGTACTCGACGACGCCAAGGTCATCGCGCGAGCGGCGCAGGGTCGCGGCGTATCCGCTCCACCCCCAGTTGCGCGAGTCGCTGCCCGCGGTCGCATAGGTCGTGTCCTCGACGATTGAGCGCAGCGCTTCGAGCCAGTGCTCCGAGGTGACGCGCAGTTCGCTTCGAAGCGGCAGAGCCTCGAGGATTGGGAGCCCGCGGCGCGCGGTCGAGTAGCGATCCTCCGCGACGGGTCGCACCGTCGGATCGCGCGAGACCACGCGAGCGAACCCGTGGAACGTGGTCACGCCCGCGAGCGTGTCGTTGCCGAGGGTCGTGAACGTGGCGTCGTTGAACTCGAAGCCGGGATCAGCCTGGCTCGACGGATCGAGCTCGAGGAACGAGTCGTCCCCGAGGTCCGCGGTCAGCACCGGCGTCAGCCGTGTCCCGGTGCGCGAGCCCGCGATGGTCGCCCACGCGGAGCCCGATGCGCCGGCGTGCGGCGTGACGGTGGTAGCTCGCTGGTCCGACCCGAGCGCGAACCCAGCGCGCACGATCGCGCCGCCGTCCGTGAGCGGGACACGCCAAATGTGTTCGACGTACCCGCTCGAATCCGTGGACGTGGCTTCGTACGCCTCGCCGCCGATGAGCAGCGACGCAGCGCCCTTGCTCACGGTCTGGAACTGCACCGTGACGAACAGGTCTGTCCCTGTGTCGCGCGCGTCCGCGATGACGCCGGAGGCACCTGCGGCGGTGAGTTGTGCGGCGAGCCGCTCGAGCGACGCATTCACCGCCGCTTGCCGGGTGCGGAACACATGCGCGCGGTAGTCCGCGAACGCGGAGCTCACCTGAATCGAGCGCGAGTCATTCCATACTGTGAAGATGATCGCGCTCGCGTCGTACCCGCTGAGAGTCGCTGCGGGCTGCGGGCTGCCCCACGTCGCGCGGGACTCTTGCTCCCACGACGAAACGCACGAGACGGTGTAGCTCGCCCCGTTCTCCGCGAGGGCGGGGCCGTGCGAGACGTACCCGACCCACATGAGGGACGCGCTCGTGCCCGTCACGCGGTACAGCTTCGCCCGACGCCCGCGCATCCAGCACGGGTACGAGAAGAGTTCGGGGAGCTCAGCGCGGTCGGCGTTGACCTCGATCACGCCTTGCGGCGAGCCGTACCGCGCGCGCGTCACGTTGACCGTGTTGCCGGCTGCGATCGACGTGACGGACCAACATTCGTCCGCAACCCACACGTCACGCGGGAGGGTGCCGAGCGCAGCCGCGCTGTTGACCGTCGCGGTAGACGCCGCTGCGGTCACGCTCGCCGTCAGGTACGCGAGCGACGTCGATTCCATCGAGCGGGTGAACCACGAGGTGATCTCGCCGTCCGAGTCGTGCAGCACGAAGTCCAGCGCACTGATCTCGCAGTCGCCGTCGAGCGGGCGCAGTCGCTCTGTGAGCGTGCCCTCGACGGGTCCGAGGATCCGCGCGAGCGTCGCGCCGGTGGGCACGGCGTCCGTGTAGCTCGTGATGGAGGTCACGCCCGCGGTGCCGAACACGAGCGGGGAGCCCTCGATGACCAACGCGTAGTCGCTCACAGCTCCTCCGTGGCGTAGCGGATCAGGGACACCGCCACGCTGCGCCGCGCGCTGTACGTGGGCGCGCGCTCAGGGAGCGTGAAGCGACCGGGCTCGAGCATCTCGGGCGCGAGCGAGACCGTGGAGATGAACTCCCCTGTCGTCGCCGCTTGCAGGTCGTCGGTGTACCCAAACGGGACGTGCCCGCTCAGGGTGAAGATTGCGTCAGCCCACGCGGTGGGCTCGGCGGGATCGCTTGGGCTCTGCGCCGCCGAGGACGTTGAGCCACCGCCTGCGGTGTCGGGGTGCCACGCAGGCGAGAGGTACTCCCCCGCGTAGTTGTTGGCCCACGAGCGGGGCACCCACATCGCCGTCGCGGTCCGCGTCCAGCGGACGTACGACGAGCGGAACAAGTACACGCGCCCTCGCCCGTCGACCGAGCCCGCGCTGTCCTGCTCGGGAAGCCAACCCGTGTCGCCCTCGCTGTACGCCCACAGGAGGAGCCCGAGAGCGGGGTACGTCGAGAGCGCCGACGCCCCCGATGCAAGCGCCCCCGTGCCCGCTGCAAAGCCGAGCGCAGACAGGATGTCGCCCGAGGTGATCTCGCCCGTCCCGACGCCGGTCCAAGTGATGCGCGTTCGCCCGTCGCTGTTGAGCGTGACGGCCCACGTCCCACCGCCTGCGCCCGTCGTGAGCTGCGACGACGCGCGCGCGAACAACTCGAACGGGTCCGACGAGGCCGTGCCACCACCGCCCGCAGCGCAGAGGTACGGGCGAACGTAGGTGCCCGAGGCGGCGACGGTCACAGCGCGCGCCGCGCCCCCGTCGTCGCTCACGACCGCGGCGATGTTGCTCGACGGCGCGTAGGTGCGCGCGAGCGCGTGTCTCGGAAGTTGCGCCATCAGTGCTCGATCCTTCGCGGCGCGCGGTCGCCGAACCCCTGACGCCGCACGGTGCGCAGCCCGTCACGCGCGCGCTGTGCGTCGACAGGCCCCGACGGGACCAACGACGAGTTGACGATGGTGATGTTCCCGAGCGAGCCCGATGAGCCCGCCATGAGCGAGCGTGGAGCGAGTCCGCGCGCGCTCTGTGTGCCGCCCGCCCCGAGCCCTGCGCCCTGTGCCGGCGTCGCTGGTTTGCTCGCAGCGCCCGCGAACCCGAGCCCCGCCCCGAGCGCGAGCAACCCCGCGCCTGCGGCGAAGTACAACGGTGCCGCGGGAGGCGCGGTGAAGAGCGCGGCGATGCCCTCGAAGGTGTAGAAGAGCCCCTTTTGCACGGCCATCTTGCCGAGCTCGGTGAGGAGCCCCGACGCGAACGTCTGGAACGCCGTCCCCGCGTCCATGCTGCCGGTGACGAGGGTGTCGAACAGGGTCGTCAACCCGCTCGTCAGGGCGTTCACGGTGCCAGTGAGGAGCGTCGCCCCCTCGGCCATCGAGTCGAACGAGGCGCTTCTGCCCTCGTCGTCCATCGCGAACCCGAGCGCGCTCATCGTGCGACCACCGATCGAGCCCGCACGCGCGCCGCGCCGCGTCTCTCGATCGCGCGCCGCTCGTCGCTGGGTCTGCTCGCGCTCTCGCGTCGTGCCCGCTCGGTCCTCCGCGAATGCGGCCTCGCCCTTCGCTCGATCGTTTTCGAGCTCCGCGACGTTGGTCGGCGCGAGGTCGTTGACTGCACCAGCCGAGTTGAACTCGCTCTGGATTCCAGCAAGCCGATTGAAGTAGGCGACGAGGGTCTCGCCCCGGTTGCGGGGCATATCGTCCGGCAACACGAGTACAGCCTCGCGGGCCATGCCCTCGGCCACGGCGGCGTTGTACGCGTCGCGTGCAGTGCGCAGCGCAGGGTCCGACGTCGAGCCGCCCGGCTTGCGGATCTTGCGCTCGACCGCCGCCTCCATCGCGGACATCGAGCGGTTGTTCGTCGTGCCAGCGCGGCGCTCTGCCGCTGCGCGATCCTGCGTTCGCTGCGAGCCGATGCCCGAGACGAACGAGTCGAGGTTCTCTTGCGACCGCGCCGACTCGGCTGCGCTCGCGAGTTGCGTGAGCTCCGACTCGCTCAGCCCTTGGAGTCCGCCCGCCGACGACAGGTCAACGCGCATCCCGCGTCGCTGCAGCGTGGCGATGATCCTGTCGCGCGACTGACGCCGCCCCTCGCGCGTGCGCACGTCAGCCTGCCCCGACGCGAGCGCGCGCGCATCGTCGCCCGCGTTCGCGAGCTCCGAGAGCGTGCGTCTGAAGTTCATCCCCTCGACGTTGACGCCCGCAAGCGCCCCGCCGATGCGCATGAGCCCGGTGAACAGAGTCTCGAGCGGGCCTTGCGACGTCTGCAGCGCGGCTGCGCCGATCGCTTCGAGGGCCTGCGGGAGCTTCTCCAAGTCCTGCGTCAGTGTGCGCGCGGGAGGGGCTGCGCCGGCGAACCTCGCTTCGAGCTCTCGCACCATGTTGGCGAGCGTCTGTGCGCTCGTGGTGCCGCGCGCCATTGCGAGGTTCATCTCGCTGAGCGCGTCTTCGCTGTTGTTGACGACCGCGTTCGTGAGCTTCTCGATCGCCTGTGAGGCGTCGTCGCCGGTCGCGTCGGCCCACTCACGCGCCTGTCGCGTGAGCGCCGCCATCGCGCGCTCGTTGACCTGAACGCCCGCGGCCTGAATCTGCCCCTGAAGGGTGAGCGCCTGCTGCGCGGTGATGACCCCGTTCGTCGCGGCGGTCACCGCGTGATACGCGGGGCCGAGTCGCGCAATCGCGCGGTTCTGCTCGTCGATGTGCGCGGCGAACGCAACGCCCGCCGCGGTCACGCCAGCGAACGCGAGCCCAACTTTCGCGTAGACCTCGGCCGCCTCTTGCCACCCCTTCGTGATCTTGCCGAGGTCGGTGTTCGCGGCCTTCCACGCGGCCTGCGCGAGCGTGAGTTTCTTGACCTCTTTCTCGACGCTCTCAGTCGCCTTGTTGAGCTTCGCGAGTTCGGCAATCGCCTTGCGCGTGTCTGCGTCGATCTCGATCTTGATCTGGTCAGCCACGCTCGTTCTCTCGCTCTTTTTGTTCGCGGTCCATGCGCGCGGCATCGGCCCCGCCGATGACCTCGGCAGCGTGCACGATCACCGCGGGCGGGTCGTCGTCGTACGAGAGCCCACCGCCCTGCGTCGCGCGGTAGATCCGCAGCGCTCGCAACACGTCAGGCGCGCTCGCCTCGTGGCGCGGGCACGTTTTGAAAGCCCCACGCTCGCAGCCTGTCAGCACCTCGACGGCGCGCGCTGCCTGCTCTGCCTCGTCGCTCAGCGGTCCCGGCTCGCACCCACCACGCGGACAGCGCCAACGCTCCTGCGACGCTGGCGCGCGCTCGAGCAACGCCTCGCGCTCACCCGGCCTCGCCGTCTGCGCATCCTCGGCCTGCTCGCATCCGCACGGCGATGACTCCATCGCCCGACGAAACAGTAGGCTGTTCAGCCAGGCAGCGGCGCGAAAGGGGCCACGGCACTCGCGGGCACCGACGCTCGACGCACGAGGCACTCGCCCAGTTCGCGCACGCCAGAGATCCCCACATGCTCAGCCACGCGCTCCATCGCGCTCTCGGTGAGTTCGCGTGTCCCGCGCACGGCGTCGATCACCCTGAAGTCCTCGTCGCCCAACGTGAGCCCCTCGGCGCTCACCTCGACGAGACAGCGCCGCACGATCGACCACAGTTCAGCGGGGTCCGGTGATCGCAGGTCGCCCACGAGCGAGTTCGTCTCGCGCGCCGACAGAGGGCGCAGCATGTACCAACTCGGGGAGCGCCCCTCGATGATGGCGAGGTGCCGCTCGTCTCGGGTCGCGACGTACGCGCTGATACGCGTCGCCTTCACGCCCGAGAGCTGGACCTCTTGCATCATCGCCTCGACGTCGAGGGCGGGCTCGATCGCGCTGGAAATCAGCACGACGCGGAACGTTTTGGACAGGCTCACTCTGGTGTCTCCGTGCAGCGGGCGATCAGCCCTCGAACATGATGAAAGGCGAGTACGCGAGGTCGGTCACCGCCGTGCTCTGCATCGTGTTGTGACGACCGCGGAGGTTCAACACCGTCATCTCGCGGTTGCCCTCGCTGCCACGCGCGGGACGGTCCTCGCGGTTGCAGTACAGAACGAACCCCGTCCAACGCTTCGTCGCGCCGGTGCCGCTCGGGACCGCGTACACGAGGATGAGATCCTCGTCCGAGTCCCAGCCCGTATACTGCGCGAGGTCGCTCCGCATCGTCAGCGTCGCGCTCACGGCTGGGACGCCGCTGCGCATCACGCCGACGGTGCCCTGCGTGGACCCGCCGAGTTCTTGAACGAGGGAGTTGCCCAGCTCGATCGAGAGCGAGAGCGAGTGAAACGGGACGTGCGTCCGCGTCGTGGTGCCGAGCGTCTGCAGCAGGCACACGGCGTTGATGTTCGGGATCGGACCGCTCAGCGGGTTGGTGGCCGCTGCGGTGCTGATGCTCTGCGACGATGGCCCCGTCCACGTCGAGCCGTTGAGGCTGAACGCGTAGCTCATGCGCCCGTCGCGCGCGAGGTCGACCGAGAGCCCCGTCACGGCGCACCCGTTGAGGGTCCACTGGTGAGAGCTGTCCTGCGCCAGCGCGTGCTGGATCGTGAGGCTCTGCGTGTTGGTGTCGGTCAGGTAGTAGTTGTGGCAGTTGATGATGTCCTGCCCGTTCGTCGGCGACCCGCTCAGGTTGAACAGTGGGGTGATCGTGTCCGTCGAGACGGCCTTGGAGATCACGACCTCGGGCACGTCGCCCACATCGCACAAGAACACCGTGCCCACCGGGAAGCGCGCGCCGTGCCCCGACGCGGAGACGATGCTCGATGCGCTCGAGCCCGCCGTCACCGTCGAGCCCGCAGCCGCCGACTCGCCACCGAGCGCAGCCTTCAGCAGCGTGCCGAGCCACGTCGTGCTCGCGCTCCCCGCGCTCGTGAGCCGGGTCGCGTCGAGGTACGAGTCGCACGTAAACCCCGCGGTCCCGGCCTTGTAGCCGCGCGGTGACTTGTCCCGCTTGACCAGCTTCTCCTGCAGCGTGTCGACGCCGATGATGGTCTGCGTGGGGACCATCGTCCCGCCCGCGCGCGGAAAGATCCGCGTCATCGAGGGAGTGGTGCCGTAGGTGCCTTCGAGCCCGATGAGGGTCGAGCCCGTGAGGTTGACGAGATCCTGTTGAGCCATGGTTCCTCGGGTTGGTCAGTGAGTCAGGGCCCGTAGGAGCCCGGCAACGTCTCGCGCGTGAGCGAGCGAAAGCGCAGCGAGAGCGTGGCGATTGCGCCTTCGAACGCGCTCTCTGCCTGCCCGTCGGTCGTGATCGACACGAGGTAGGGGTCGAGCCCCGCCCAGTGCTCGTGCCACGTCAGTGCGGTCGTGATGACGTGCGCGTCGTGCGACATGCGATCACCCACCGCGTCCACGCTGCCGGGGCCGGCGAGCGCGCTCGTGCCCTCGGGCACGTCGTCGCCAGCCTCGGTGAGTTGGTAGAGCACGCGGATCTCGATGGGTCGGTACCGCAGCGCGTGACCGTCGAGGGGGTTGACGCCCTCCTCGGCCTCGGTGGGCAGTCCGATCACGACGCGCGCGACGCGCTCCGCAGACGCCTCGTTCTGATCGAGGTCAGGCGGTGGACGTCGGAACGTGCTCGCCGCGATCGTGTACCCCGCCGAGCCGTAGCCGTCGAAGACGAGCGCCTCGAGCCTCGCGCGAAGCTGTGAGAGGAGCAGCGCCACGACTCAGCCCGGACCCGCGACCGGCTGCAGCCACAAGTACCCGGTGCCGTGAGCGATCACGGACAGATTGCCGGCGCTCGCGTGCTTGTACGTCTCGCCGTGCGCGAGCGTGTACGAGGTACCCGTCGCAGGCGAGCCTGACGCGGGGATCGTCGCGGTTCCGCCGACGCACACGAGCGTGACGCTCACGCCGTCGAGGCGCACCCAGTAGCGCCCCGCAGGGAGGCTCGTCACCGTTGCCGCGGTCGTGCTGAGCGCGGCGTAGTACGGGACGCCGCACGTCGCGTCGACGTCAGCGACCGCCGAAAATTCCCCGTCTCCAACGTTCGCCATGGTTCAGCCTCGCGTGATGTTGATGGTCCGATACCAGCCCTCGTGCGACTCGACCGCGCCGTCCTGGTCGTCGTCGAACGCGCGTGCTGCGAGCTGTGCCGCAAGCTCTGTGTCGAGCCTCGTGCGGAGCTCTGTCGCACGCGCGATCCCGTCCTCGTCGAGCGACTGCTCGGCGATCAGGAGCCGCACCGCGATCGCGTGGGGCTGCGTCAGGTCGATCGCGCCCACGAGCCCGCCCGGGTCTTTCTGCAGCCCCACGCGGTTGACGATCCGCTCCCATGCGGCGTCGATCACGCGAGCCCACACGGTGCCTGTCGCGGCCCGCTTGGTGATCGTCGGATCGAGGTCTCGAACGTGGTCGAGCGTGAGCCCCGTCGTGAGCCTGTAGCGCGTCACGTCGAATTCGACCGCGACCACAGGGCGCGCGGCGCTCGATACGGCGTAGGTGATCTCACAGCGACAGCCGCGGTAGATCGTCGCCGCCATCGCTGCCGTCACGGTGCACGAGACGCGCGTCCCCTGGAACGCAGCGCCCGATGCCTGCGCACGCACGAGAGGGCGCGAGAGCGTGACGGTGGTGCTCGCGATCGAGGCCACCGTCGCCCACTCCCCGCCCGTCTCCTCGGTGCCGCCGACGAGGTACCTGCGACCCACGGTGACGCCGGTCGCACTGGTCACGGCGATCGACGTCGCTCCCGCGGCCGCACCCGCTGACAGCGTGGTGTTTACGCTGTCGACGGTGCCCGTGCCCGTCCCGAGCGAGCCGCCCGAGGGCGAGAGCACGGCGAACGCGGGCGAGGCGTCGGGACGCTCCGCGAGCTCGTCGGTGTAGATCGTCCCGCCGACGTCGAGTTGCACCCAGCGGTAGCTCACCGTCGGCCCTTCGCGGCGTCGGTGCGCGCGCTGTCAGCGGCACCCGTCGAGGCTTGCGGCGCGAACGGCGAGCCGTCCTCGCGCACCTGCACGACGAGCCATCGCGACTGCATGCGCTCGCCTCGGTGATAGAACTCGCTCTGCCGCACGCGGTAGCCCCACTGCCGGAGCACGAGCACCGCGTCCGACAGACTCATCGAGCGGGGCTCTGCCGTGATGTCCATGGTCCGGTACAGCGGGCGACGCGAGCCGATGATGGTCGCGCGCACGGTCCCGCTCATGCCGTCGCCGTTGACGTTGCCGAGCTTCGCGCGGAGCACCTTGCCGCGGAGATCGCTCGGGAGCAGTTGCCCCTGCGGGTCGGTGTCGGGAGGCTCCGCTCCCTCGACGAGTCGCAGCCAAACCGAGCGCCGGCTCTCGTCCAGCACGCCAACGCACTCGTCGACCTGCATCGAGAGCGGCGCGGTGAGCGCTGCGAACAGAGGCGCGATCCCCTCGCGCTCGATGCGCTGCATCTCGGAGCGAAGCCACTCGCGGCGACGCTCGCGCTGCTGGCTCGTGACGGAGGGGTACACGTCCCACTCACGCAGAAAGTCGACGTGGTGAGGGTGCGAGTCGAGGGCTTTGTCTGCCACGGTCTCAGTCCTTTGCAGTCCTCCGCGCGACGTGCGCGGGGTGTGATTGGAGCGGTGGGTATCGTCGACCGCGTGCGACGTGTGCAGCGATGGCGAGCGCTCGCTGCGGGCGCGTGGCGTCAGACGCCGACGACGGTCACGCGGAACGTCGACCCGGAGAGGTCGCCGGAGGCTTCATCGCCTCCGTCCGCAGCCACCGCGTTGAACACGACGATCTTGCCGGCGTTCGCAGCGCCGCGGATGAAGTTGCAGGTGTGCGCGGCGGTGCTCGAGACGATGCTCGCGGAGTGCACCGTGGTGAACCCCGTGAACGCACCGAGCGTGGCGACCGAGAGATCGATCACCGAGCCGCCCGCGTCGTACGACGCGGGACCGAGCGCGGTGAAGACCACGACCTTGGGGGAACCGGACGCGGCAGAGACCTGCGTGGTTGCAGTGAAAGCACCCATTGTCTTGCTCCTTCCGGCTCAGGTGAGACCGGTCATCTTGCCGTGCTTGTTGCGACGGCGGACCTTGAGGCAGAGCGTCGTGGTGACGCTGTACTCGATCAACTCGGGGTTGACGTTCACGCGCTCGACCGTGAGCGGGCGGTGCTCGATGAGCTCGAAATCCCCGAGCTCCACCATGTACATCTCGCTGTTCGCGAGCGTACGGATGCGCAGGATCGGCACGCCCTGGTACGACGCCGCGCCCCAGCGGAACGAGAGGTCGAGCCCCTGCGTTCCGTCGGGCATCACGCGAACGGAGTTGTTCGCCGCGCCCGGAGTCCCCGCGAGCGCGGAGTACTTCCGCATCTGCTTGGGGTGCGAGAGGATCGCGCTCGGGGACGCGCCGCGGTTGACCGAGCCCGAGAGCGCCGAGGTCAGCTCCTCGTAGAGATCATCCATCGCGCTGAGCGTGAGCGCGCCGCCGACGGCGTTCTCCTCGCTCGCCCACTGCGCGTTGGAGCCGGGGGCGAGACCCGCGTAGGTGTCGCCCGCGTCGATGATCGAGGCGATGCCCACGTCCTGCGTCGAGCCGCAGAGCGAGTCCTCGATCTTCTTGGCCACGTCGCTCTGCGCGTAGACCTCCTCGACGCTCGGGAGCGACTCGTAGTAGCCGCCCTTCAGCGCGTTGTCGCGCGCGTGGCCCGTGATGCCCCACACCGCGCGGACGCCGAAGACGTCGAGCGACGGGCGGAGGTACGACTGCTGGCCGGACGCGGGAGGGGCTTGCCCCTCGACGAACGTCTCGACGCTGCCGTTCGAGCCGCTCACGACCTGCCACTTGAACGGGGCGGACCCCTGCGACGCGATCATGCCGCCGCCGAAGTCCGAGATGGCGCGGAGCAGATCCGTCTCGCGAAAGATCAGATCGTGCGCGCCCGTCTCGACGTTCTCCTTGAGGAGAGCGCCGAGGCTGGAGAGAGTTGCACCCATGGATTCAACCTGTTGGTTCCGCCGCCGACGCCGGTGCTTCCGCTCCGTACGGCCTGCGATGAAAACGTGTGCGACCCGCGATCAGCGGGCGCGCTTGCTCTGGATTCGTTCCGTGACGGCCTTGGTCGTCGCGTCGCGCTGCGCGGCGTAGTACGCGGCGACCGCGGCCGAGTCGGTCGGGTCGGGCTTGGACAGCGCCGGCGCAGCCGAGGGGGCAGACGTGGCCTGAGTCGCCGGGGCTCCCGAGCCCTGCGCGACCGGTGCCGCCTTGCGCAAGTGCGGCTTGCCTTCGAGGTAGGCCGCGACGTACTCCGCGGCGGGCTTCGCCTCCGCGCCCTGCCCGAACACCACGCGATCACCGTCGATGCGCGCGCCTTTGGGGAGCACGAGGTCGGTCACGTCGTCAGGGTCGACCGCTTTCGCAGCGAGCGCTGCGTTGCGGATCGCGCTGCGGAGCTTCTCGGACGTGTACCGAGCCTCGGCCTGCTGCGCTTTCTCCTGCCACGAGAGGGCGCTCTTCTCGTGCTCGCCCAACTTGGCGCGCGCGTCAGCGAGGTCTCGCTCGAGGTTCGCGATGCGCACCGAGAGTTCGCCGTCGTCCGCCGCTTGCGCGGGCTTGGAGGCGCGACGCTGTTCGATCTTCTTTGCGAGGCTCACGCGTCGCCCTCCGCGCTCGATGCCATCGTCTCGACCGCCGCGTTCATCGCGTCCATCGGGACTGCGAACGCCGCAGCGTTGCCCGCAGCATCGGTGCACTCGATGAGCACGTCGCCGTCCGCGTCGAGCCCCATCACCTCGATGGAGGCGCACTCGACCGGGAGCGCGTCCTGCAACGCCACGATCGCGAGCGCGACCTGTGCAGCCGCGTCGCCTTCGAGCATCTCCGGCGCGACCTCTTCGCCCGCGCTCTCACCCTCTGCCGCCGCCTCGGCCTCTGCCGCGGGCGCGTTCACATCCACTTCGACACTCATCGTCGCTTCTCCTCTGCGGCGCGAGCCGCGCCCTGAACCATCGTGCGAACGTGCTGGAGGATTCGGTCCTCCGGCACGGGCAGGCTGTAGGCAGACGCCTCCGAGAGCGGGCGCATGCCGAACCGCTCGAGCGTCACGGCGTACGACCCGAGCTTGCCCACCTTGCGCTCTGCCATCGCGTGTGAATCGGTCCGCAGCGGCGCGACGTACGCGCGCGCTCCGAGCCTGCGAGCCTCTCCGCACACCGCCCCGCGCACGTCGTCGTGCGTCCGCAGCCACCCGTCGTCTCGTGCCGTGACCGTCACCGCTTGCCTCCGCTCGTCACCGCGAACGCCCCTGCGCTGCGCACGTCTCGCAACAGCGCGCCCGTGCGTTGCCCCATCGGGCGACCGGGGTAGCGCCGCGCCTTCTCCTTCGCGTACTCGGGGCTGAGTGGGTTCTTCGCCCACTCGCCCGAGAGATCACCGCCAGCATTTGCGAGGCGCTCACGGATGACGCCGAGGGCCTCACCGTCGATCACGTCCCAGAACGCCGCCTTGGTCGGACGCGCGACACCCGCGAGCCATCGCTGACCGCGCGAGACCATGCGACCGACCATGTACGCCGTGACCTTCGTGACGGGTCGCCCACGTCGCTCGAGCCCGTAGGTGATCTTGCGTTGCGACTCAGCCGAGATCCCGCCGAGGTCCACTGTGTGAACGCCCGAGATCGAGTCGAGCCACTTCTTCGTCGCGTCGAGCGCAGGCGTCGAGCGCGTCACGCCGCCGCGCTGCCCCGTGCGGGGCATGCCGATTGATGGGAGCCCGCCGTCAGGTGGAGGCATTGGTGCCTGCCTTTGCGCTGCTCTCCGCAGCCACCAGCGCGAGCCCCTTCGCCTCGTTCTCAGCCCTCATGCGCTCGACGGCCTGCTTCGCGTCGTAGGTCGTGAGGTCTCCGAGGTACATCGCGCGGAGCTGCTCGTAGATCGCGCCCAGCTCTTCGTCGCTCATCGGGATCGACGCATCGAGCGCCACCTTGACGAGCATGGCGCGCGCCTCGGGGCCGATCTCGATGGGCGCGGCGAGCACCGTGAGCGCGCGGGCGAGGTCTTCGCCGGGGTCGCTCATCGTGATCCGCTTGGCGTACGTCACCGCGATCGGCTCGGGATCGACCCCCGCCATTCGCGCGTAGAGGCGCAGGGTCGCGACCTCCCACCGCTGCATGTTGCGGGCGAACCGAAGCGCGCGCGACTCGAAGTCACGCGAGCGAATGCGCAACGCCTCGCCGCTCTGCACCTGCGCGGACGAGTCCGCCGCAAGCTCGAGCCCCGCGCACCGCATCGCCCACTGGAACGTAAACACACAGTGCTCGCGCAGCTCTTTCTGCGACGTGCCCGAGGGCTCGACCCACTGCGGAGCGCCAGCGCCCGAGGAGTACCCGAGCCCCTGTGCGGGGCCCAGCTTCGCCGCGGTCGATTGATCGAGCTTGCCGCCCGTGTCCTGCATCGGGACGGCGAGGAACGGGAACGCGGCCAACGCGTTCACTTCCATCGCCCACGACAGGCAGTTGTAGATCACGCGCGCGGCGTCGGCGGTGTCCGCGATGAGGCTGATTCCCATCGGGCAATCGCTCGCCTGGTCCCTGTCGTAGAACGCGAACGTCACCGGGATCTCGCCGCCGAGCACCGCGGGGAGTTCGCCGCTATCGACGATCTTCAGCCCCTTCGCGCTCTCGGCCAGCGTCGCCTTCGACGAGAGCGCGATCCCTCCCTGTCGCACTTCCCAGCCGCCTGCGACGCGAGCACCGTTGATCTTGCGGTCCGCACGCCACACGCGCAACTCCACCTCGGCGGTGCCGCTCGTGGAGAGGTCGGAGCGGAACGGCGTCGAGACGTAGGCGAACTCGACAACGCGCCCGTCCTCGCACTCGACCCACGCCCACGCGGGAGGGTGCACCGTCACGACGTACGGAGCGATTTTCTCTGCGGCGCGCTGCGCCTCGGACATGCCCGTCACGTCGCGGCGCGGGGTGTCCACGACGGTTGCGACCACGCCGTAGACGCACGCCCACTGCGCCGCGCTCTCAGCGATCTCGCCCCACGTCGAGCCCCTGCGATCCATGTCTTCGGCGAATGGCGCGAGCACGTCCACGGTGCGCGTGACGCGCGCGGTGACGCCCTCCGAGTACGCCTTCACGACGGGGCCGACGATGTTCACGTAGTTCGCGATGGCGCGGCGCGCGTCGTATCGACGATCGCTCTCGCCCTCGTGCGCGACGAGGTAGCTCGTACGCGTCGAGCGCGAGCAGATCGGCTGTCCGCTCTCGTCGATCCCCGTTTGCCACGAGAGCAACGTCGAGCCGAGCGTCGTCGCGCTCGGGGTCGCCCAGTGACGGCCCCCGAGGTGCGCGTCGCGCAGGTAGCGCCAGTGCTCACGCACGGCGTCGTATGTCTCGATGGTGCTCATTGAGTGGCAAGTCTCGCGACGAGGTAGCGGAGCGCGTCGCGCTTGCGGTCACTTGCCGACGCGATGGCGCGCCGCGCAGAGACGACCGCAGAACGTCTTCACGCTGTATTGGTTGACGCGGAAGGTCTTCTTGCAGCGGCGACACTCGCGGTCGACGTCATCGACGCCGGACCGCCTGCGCGCATTGGACCTGCAGTTGTTGGAGCAGAACTTAACGGTCTGGCGTGCCTTCGTCAGATACAGCACACCGCACAACTCACACGTTCTCTGCTCCGCCTCGTGGGTCTCCCACGTTGAGCGGCCGTGCTCTTTGTGCCACGCAATGCCCTCTGGCGAGGAGTGCCACGCCGCAGCCAAGTGCCTGATGCTGTCGAGGTGCTCGCGCTTGCGAGCACTGCACTCTTGGTTGCCGTGGTGCGACAGGTGCTCGGCTTCCGGGAGGCACTCCAAGTTGTCGAGGCTGTTGTTGAGCGGGTTCCCGTCGATGTGGTGAACGTGCCACCCGGGAGGGATTGGCCCACGCTCGGCCTTCCAGATCTCGCGATGGAGCGATTCAACGCCACGCATCGCGATGTGAATCGGCGGGCGGAAGTAGTTCCTCAGAGACGCGTCCTGAGACTCTGGGTACCTGCGAAAACGAGTGCCGCCGTACTCGATGACTTCCGACTTCGACATGCGCGTTACCTAATCATCAGGCTCGCGCTCGTCAGCAAATTCACTATGAAGTCAGACGATGTGTGAGATAGCGTAACGCGTCGACTGCGTGGTTATTTCGGTCCTCGGGCTCCTCGCTCGGTCCGTCAGGACCAGCGCGGTAGGAGTAGAGCTCGAGCTCGCGGATCAGGTTCTTGCAGCGGTCCGAGATCAGCAGCCGGGGCTTGCGACCCGCGCCCGTCTCGACCATCTGCAGGTGCGTCGCGATGCGGAGGATCCCCGCGGAGATCGCGTTGTCTGCGTTGTAGACCAGCGGCTCCCCGCGACTGCGGCGCAGCGCGGTGATGTATCCGGGTTCGCTCGGGTCTGCGGCGAACCAGCCGAGCTTGTGCTCGGTGCGCATCGTGCGGGCTCGCGTGAGCCACCCGCCGTTGTCGTCGACCAGCACCCCGGACTCGTACTGTTCGTCAACGACGACGATCGTCCCTGCGCCGGTCCGGCCGCCGACGATCCACGCGGACGGGTCAGACCAGCCCCAATCGACGCCGCATCCGAGATCGTGAAGGGACCAGCGCCCACCGTGGCGGTAGAGGCGTTCGATCTCCGCGTGCGGCACGACGTGCACAGCGCGGTCGAACGTCGCGAACACCCGGCCCTTGCGGACCGTGGGGTGCTGCTGGAACAGCGAGGACCAATCGTACTCACCGACCTCGGCGCGGCGCTTCTCGAGCTCTGCGACGGGCCAGCGTTCGGGCCACAGCGCGCGCCCTCGGACGTCGATCGCAGGGAGCGAGGTCACCTGCCACTCCTGATCCTCGGCGCTCTCGAGCCGCCCGATCAGGTCGTCACGGTGCCAACGCGTGTGCACGACAAGGGCAGAGCCTCCGGGCTCCACGCGGGTCATCGCCGTCGATGTGAACCACGACCAGATTCGCTCGCGGATCAGCGGGCTGTCGGCCTCTTGCCTGTTCTTGTGCGGGTCGTCTACGACGAGCAGCCGCACGCCGTGACCCGTAAGCGGGCCACCGACGCCGGTCGCGATGACGCCCCCTCCCTGCGGGGTGCGCCACTCGTGCATCGCCTTGGAGTCCTGCCGGAGCTCCACGCCGGCGCGCGCCGCGTAGTCGCGAATCTGCCGCGACTTCGACCGAGCGATGTCGGCCGCATACGAGACGTAGGCGATCGTCCACTCAGGGTGGCGGACGAGCACGCGAGCGATGCCGTGGAGCACCGTCTCGGTCTTGCCGTGTCGCGGCGGGACAGAGAGAGCAGCGCGCACTGGTCCGCGCTCGATCGCCTCGAACAGCGTCAGCAGCGGCCCGAGATGCTTCGGCGCGGCGTACGCGGGAGAGACACGCGGGACGAACTCAGCGAGGCTCGCCGTCCGCAGCGTCGCCTTGTTCCGCCTCGCCTGCTCGCTCTGGATTGACCGCAACAGGTCCACTGGATCGTGCTCGCTCGAGGATGGCTCGCACCGTCGCGAGTTCTTCGTCCGTCGCCCCCGACAGGTCAGCCCCGAGACCGCGCAGTGCTTCGAGCTTGGCTCGACTCAACTGGCGAGTGAGGTGCTCCTGTCGACGCGCGCCGACGCGCTCGTCACAGGCGATGATGGTCCGCACGACGTCGGCCTTCGCTCGCGCGAGGATCGCGTAGTCACGCGGCTCGCACAGCGGGGTCGACGGGTCGGGGCCCATCACAGCGGCGATGTACTGGTCACAGCGAACGAGCTCTGCCCGGATCGCACGTCGCCCCTGACGCAGCCCCGCCTCACATGCGCGGGCGTGGATTTGGCGGCGAGTGGCGACCTGTGCCCCACGCAGCATGTCTCGCGCGGTTGTGCGCGGGACACCAGCGATGCGCGCGGCTTCGGAGACGTTGCCGGTCTGCTCGAACGCAGCAACGAGGCGGGTGAGCACGTCCGGCGGCGTTTGCCGTGGCATCGTGCAGTCCTTTGGTGCGGGGTCAGTTGGCGCGGCGAGAG